TTGATCTGTATTCCTTCCGGTCACCCTTAGCCACGACACACCTCCTGCAAAATCCGCATAGCCGTCTGATATTCGACTGGGCTGTCAATTGCCGACAATACCGCATCCTTGAGCGCAGTCTTGATGTCGCTGTATCCCTCTTCCATAAGGGTCACGGCATCCGTCAACCGCCTGGTAGTGATTTGATACCGCAGCTTGCCTTGATCGTTGTGTGCTTCCCACATGGCAATCCCGAATCTGACCACGTTATCTGCCCAGGGTGCGTCTTCCACTTTCGGCATCCCATGAGCCTCCAACCGGGTCTTCAGCTGCGAGTGCGTGAAGAAAGGCACCTGTATGCTGAAAAAGCGATCTTTGAACGATTGGGGGAGAGGCTTGGTACCCACCAAGCCTGGATTGTAGCTGATGAAAATTCTGAAATCCTCGTGGACTGGATATGCCTTGCCTTGGAGCGTAACCACGTATGGGGCAGCCAGTTGGCTGTTGATGTAAATGAGCGCATCGGCATCGGCTGCGTTTACTTCCGTGAGGAGCACCCACCATCCGTTGATGGCTGCGGTCACGTACTCCCCGACTTCTACAAAAGAGGAGCCGTTGGCGATATGAGTGGAGCCAGTCAAATCCCGCCTGCGGAATCCGGCATCACCCCCAATTGTCACCAGAGGCTTTCCCATCTCGGCAGCCAATTCGATGACGGCTGTATCCTTGCCGACTGAAGGCGGGCCAGCTAACGATATATGCTTGCCACGCGCAACCATCTTTTTCATTGTCTGGTAAAATGGAGGCTCTACAAAGAAATCCTGTTTTTGGCACAGGGGAGGCATCTGAGGCCAGCGCAAAATGCTCTGTTCCGCCTCTGGGTCGATTCCCGCATCTGTCGCGTCAATCGTGGCCTTGCTGGGTTTGATGTCTACGCCAACGGGCTGAACCGCTATCGTGACCGGGTGCGTGTAGCTGATGGACTGGGCGTTGGCCTTCCAATCTTTGTTGACCGTGACGTTATCCATCATCTTCATGATCCAGTTGAACATGTATTTCCACTGGGATTGCCCACCGATCTGCGCCAGCTGCTCATTGGTGAGTGGGGTGTCGGAGGAGCGCATTGCGCGCATAATCTTGTCGAGTGCGGTGCCTCTCCTAACTCGGAGGAGGTATTGATCTGAAATATCGGTGTGGATAGTTTGGGATTTCATGATGATCTTCCTAGAGAATGCTAACTAATAATTCGATGATCCGATTGTTGCGCCGGGTCACAAACTTTTCCCGCTCTGTGCGCTCTGGGTATTCCTGGCGTTTGACAATCTCGTCAAAATGCTTCTCAAAATCGTAAAGGTATGCCCTGCCGATCTTGGCATCAGTGCTGAAACATTGATGGCAACCCAAAACGGTTACAATCTCATTGGTAATGTAAAGTTTACCCTGATACTTGATAGCGGAAAATCTGAGCCGTGCGTCACCTCTCCATTCCTGGCCTTCCGAAATCTTGGTACAATTTTCTGCCATTTTTGGGCAGAGGTCGAATGTTCCGGCTGTCGCGTAATCTATGGTGTAAAATACTGGCTTGTCCATGCGTGTCTCCTCTTGACTAGTGAGTGTTTTTTCAACGGAATATCCCGTGGATTTACTATACCCGATTCCATAAAAAAAGTCAAGAGTATTGCTGGAAATTGCTACAAACTCCTTACCAAATCGTAAGGCTATATGCCAAGAGACAACATGGCTCTTGTTTTTAGATCGTATGGAAGCACTGAAAATTGACCATCTGGGTCTGCTGGATCACCATTGGAGTATTTCCATATCTCCACCTCTTTTCCTTCCTTATATAAGAAATCGGCCAACTTTGATATGGTATCCCACGCATTAGGCTCCAAAGCAATGACAAACTTCCATACTGGAGATGCGGCCAATCTTCTGCCTTTCTCCTCTGTCATTTCTTTACCTATCAGCGCAACCCCATTGTCCCCAATTGCCATGGCTGAAAAGGCTCCTTCGCATATCACTACCTCATCAAAGTATTGGAGTGCCCTGGAGTTGAATATTACATCTTTATGAGGCTCACTTGGATTCATATACTTTGGCTGCATCCATTTGTACACGGCTCTAGCTTGCCAATAGTCTCTTTCCACAGGTATGATAACTCTGTGCGGTATCTCTAGTGACCCACCAAGCGCATATTTTCTCCACACGTCTTCATCGAATCCACGCTTGCGCAAGTATTTCTTCAGTATACCAAATTCCTCCCCAGAGTGCGCCAATTCTGTATACCCACCAGGAAGATGGAATACTTGAGATATTTGAGCCTTGCTACTCTCCCTCAAGGATTCTAATTTATTACTCAAATCCATCACTCTTGGTCTGGAATATAGCCTAGATAGTGCCGAATAATAGTTCAGGCCTGCGTACTGCATAACTAATCCAATCCAGTTGGACTTGAATCCGCACTTGAAGCAATGAGCCTTCGATGTATGCATGGATATGTATAAATGGCCTTTATTATCATCGCAAAACGGGCAACATACTCTCCAATCTTTGGGGGGATTGCCGGATGACAAGGCATCTGGGAAATTAGTGAGCACCCAATTCTCTATACTAAGAGCCATTTGTGTCCTCCTTCTTGTCCTTGATCTGAGCGTATCCGGTGGAGATTATTGCCATTTTCTCTGGATAGTATTTGCAGGCTATCAACGGATTCATGGATGAGCTGTCCCTAACTTTGGCTGTAAATAGTCTACACTGATGATTCTGCTTTTCCTCGAAAGTCTGGCATATGGCCACGATTACATCAGCAATGGCTGCTTTTCCCAGGTCTTCAGCAATATTGGCCATGGTAATAATTTCTTTGGATAGACTTTCTCTGTTGGCCTGCGTGGCTCCCCAGAAAGGCACGTTGAATTCCTCAGACATGGCTCTACAATCCTCATAGATTGCCGATAGCTCAAACCGTCTTTCGTTGTATCTCCTGGAAGGGACAATAAGGTCAGGATAATCGTCAATAATGAGACCTGGCTCAAATCCTTCTGCTATCAATCGCCTTACATGCATTCTGATCTCTTCCGTAGTCATCTTGCTGCCGCCAATAATTCTGATCTTGCCTTTCAGCAACTTCCTGGCTGCAGCCAATAATTCATCTTCGTATTCTGACAAATTCCCGCCTCTTTGCGGAAATTTGAATGTGAGTCGTGCGGCATATCGCTTGGCGACTTGTGCCACCTTCATTTCGTGAGTAAAATGTACTACGTTCTTACCAGAGCCTAATCCAGCTGCCCCGAATCCTATGTTCACTAATACAGTGGATTTACCTCCGTTGGGTGGGCCCATGACAATCCCTAATTCCGGCACCCCAAGACCTCCTTCCAGATTCTTGTCCAGATGCGTCAGTCCTGTCTTTACCTTATCCGCCCAATACTCATACAGCCATTTGTCTGTGTCCCTGATGGGGTCAATCCCTGGAGATATTAGAGATGTACCCACCTCCATTGCTTTTATCATTCTCTCATGGGGTGCCGCCAAATTTCCTTGGTTTACCTCATCAATGCTCTCTAATATCGCCAGTTTCACTGCCTGCTCTTGGGCAAATTGTATGGCTTCTCTTGCTGCCAGCGCAAGGTCTTCCGATTCATAGATGTCAAATATCCTCTCAAAGAATTCCCCGTGGGATGGGTCTGCAAGAGCCACGGCATCAACTGAATCTGTTGGCGATCTATGAAAGGCTTTTCTGTAATCCATGACAGATTTTACAAAGGCTTCCTCTTCCTGAGTCTCGAAATACTCAGGTAATATGAGAGCATCGCCATATGTTCCCATCCATAGATTATTCAGCATAAGAGCCAGAATCTTCATTCTGAAAGGCTTTTCATAACGATAGTGAGTCATTGCGCCATCCTGTTCTTTATATCTTTGTAAGACTCGGCATCAAGTATTCCATACTCCTCTGCCAACTCCTTCAAGGTCTTCCAGTATATCTGGATTCTAGTTTCATTATCATTTTTATAGGCATGTAACCATGCATGTGATAGCAACCCTATCATGTCATTTATTGCCGCTCCAAACGTTCTCAACATGGGATCATTGATGAATACTTGCGCCACCAATCGTTCAGAATACTCTAGCTCTATGCGCAAATCCTCTTCTGGAGAATTTATAGACACCGATCTTGATGTAAATACCTTTATCGCCTTCTTTATCGCCCAATCGCTACAAAATGTTTTTATAGGTATGTATTTGAGTTTTTTATCTTCAGCCCAAGGCTTCAACATTGCTGTGAGGGATTCCGCAAATTGTAAAGGGTCAATCTCCTCCTCTCGCAATCGTTTTTCCACTAATCTGAACACGGGCCACATCTTTTTGTGTACATAAGTTGACCGTCCAAATATTTTCTTTTGCGCCGATGTGTAGTGCCTAGCCAACCCTGGTGGACGGTTTGTATATTTTTGAATCGAATCCTTCAGCATTGTATACCTCTATTCGAGTATTGGAATGATTCAGCAGATGCTTATTCGTATCATCTATAAAGTCCAAAACGAATAAGCGATTGTCATTGGACTTCGATCTGAGCCCACGTCCAATCCTCTGGAGCAACTTCACTGGAGATTCCCCGCCTGACGCCAATACGATAGAGGATACTGCCGGTACATCAACTCCCTCATCGAATATGGGAGAGGCAATGAAAATACCGCTGCCTTTCTTCATGTCCTCTATGACCTTGTTGCGCCTTTCAGTACTGTCTTGCCCGTGAACAAATACGGAATCCGGCATCATCTCCTGCAATATACGTCCATGCTCTATCATAGACACCAGAATAAGCACGGCTCCTCTGGCTGATACGTCTTTGCAGAATTTGACAATAGTCGCATTCCTGACCGGATTGTTGATTATATATTTGGAATAGGCATCAGCATACTCCATCTTCCACGCACCTTTGGATTTATCCTCCATCTCAGCAATGTAGATTACTGGCTTGGCGCTGTATCCGCTATCTATAAGGAATGTATTATCTACATCAACTACAACCTCTCCAGTTGCAGCAATCAGTTTCAAATCCGATAGCAGATCGTGCTTCAAAGGAGTACCAGACAAACCATAACGGAATTGGCCTGGTATAGTATCAAAGGCTCTTACCGCCTGCTGGCTAGATAGGTGATGGCATTCGTCTATGAATAACATTTCGTTGGCGCGACACCATGACAATTTCTCCTCCTCCCCATTCAATATGATACGATCTAAGGTTTGGATCATTGCCACAGTCACATGTCGTGGGTCAAATATGCTATCGCCTATCTTTCCCACAGACTTTATTCCACGATCTATGAACCGTTGAGCCGTCTGATGTAATAGCTCCTTCCTATGGACTAACACCACCGATCTCAACCCCATGACTTTTATCATTGCAGCCATAACTTCTGTCTTGCCGCTGTTTGTAGCCATCTTGGCGATTCCCCGCCTTGCCTCTAGGAGCGTATTTGCAGCTGACACTTGATAGTCTCTCAGAACCACGCCGGAAAGACACTCGCTATGCACCTTTTTTATGGACAAAATCGCATTTCTAGCGTCATCTGGACGTATTATGTTGTAGGGTATCCCCACCTCATATAAGGCTTCGCAGACAGCGTTCAACAGTCCTGTCGGGAAAGTATGCCAGGTGGGCATAAGATTTACATACCCATCCCAAAATCCCGCCTTGAATTTAGGCATATATTGATACCCTGATGGACGTGCCTTACATACAATCCGTATCAATTCCAGAGCCTTTGCGTGCTCTTTCGGATTCAGCACCTTAGAATATACGTCACCCACTACAATATCCATGACCTTTTCCTGAGAAATAAATAGACGGCTTGATTGTCGTCTATCTAATATAACTTGCTAAAAAGCAAATTATGCTGCCTTGGATTTTACCATCATTCTCACAGAAAGGGTATCTGCTGCGGCATCTATCGCTGCCTTGTCATACATTCTGATCTTATACCCAGCAGGGAGGATTATGCCAGCGGGAAGAGGAGTTGAAAGATAATTCGTATCCCTGAAAGATGTAAGGTCTGGCAATCCTGGGGCAATAGCGTAGTATCTTGTAAGACTGGCTGCCTGGACGGCTCCTGCTCTGATTTCCATTACAACGTTGTCTGATCCGTCAGTGAATAAGACAGCGACTTGTCTGTTACCAGCCGTGGCAGTAGTAATCAAAGATAACATAATAGATGATATCTCCCATACCGTGCTGGCGGGCACGGTAATAGTCTTATCACTACTGTCTAATGAGACTTCAGATTGTAAAGAGGACAACAAAGAATCCCCATTGGTGACAATCCTTCCTTCTGAATCCACCAGTATCCACCAGGCATTTCCTGAACCGTCTTTTACAGTGTTTCCATACATAGGTATTTATCCTTCCACTACGTGTCGTGTCAATTCATAGTCCCATTCGGCTTCCATCCACGCCATGCGAGTATTCAGCACTGCTGTGGTCACATCCCCTCCTCCAGAGCCTCCAGACAACGTGAATATGGGCCTGCTATCTTCTATAATATCTACCTCTGTCAAATCGGTCATGCCTTCATACAACATAATAAACGCTATTGGAAGAGTAGAATTTGGGACAGACGGCTTTTCTGGAGAGGGGCCACTGACTTCGGTACCAGACACGTATTCCACCAAATTGGTGATTGGATTTATGTAAGCAAGCAAGATGACATAATATCCTTCCGTTGTCGGCACGTATCCAGATATATCATCATTGTATAATCCTATAAAATCTACAACTGCACCTTCATATATGTATTTCCCAGGGGCAACGCTTATAGTTAATGATAATGAACCCACGTATAACTGCAGAGGCACTAATGCTCTGGGATACACGTGAACCACGTCCAGCCCAGGATACATATTGGGCCATTCATGATCCCTATGGTGATTGGGTAATTGTAGCGCAACTCCTTCCGTGTCTGATATTACGATAGCCAAACTGCTCCAATCTATTCCCTCGATCACTCTCATGGAGGATTTCATAGAGCCTCTGCTAATTATTACCGGCAACCCTCCTACATTCTTCACTACTGGATTGAAGCACTGGAATATTCCGCCATCCTGCGCATTTTCTCTTACCCATGCATATCCCGGTCTTCCGGCAACTGATGGATTGTCTGGATAATCTATGTTCACGGTGACTCCCCGTGTAACATTTTTCTTCTCTGCCAACCCAGACCTGTTCTTGTTTCGCTGATGAATTACGTCTCTGATATTTGCCATATTTTTACAAGTTGTAGAATAACTTGCCTCCAAATTGCCCAGCAACTGCTCTCTTGTTTTGCCACAACCCAACTGCGTACCAACTCAAGGAAGACGATGCACCATCAGGAGTGGCGTTGGACCACGATGCCCCATCAAAGTATCTAAGCTGCGTGGTTGCCCCGTCATCCGGTCTTATACCAAACATGATAGCATTTCCATGGAATCCTATCTCACGCCCAAAGGTGAAATAATCATCTTCCCATGGATGCAACTGATGCCATATTGACCCATCGTACAAAAACACCCACGTCCTGGCTGGAGGCGCAAAGGAGGAGTATGCCGCCACTAATCTATTTTCATAAGCTGCCAACCCAACAAATACTTTCGGGTCTTCATCCAACGGATTGGGATGCAATATTTGCCACGTATCGCCTCCATCTGTGCTAGCGTATATATACCCAAGGCTAGATACTGGAAGAGAGTATATAGCAGCCATTATACCGCTATGAATGGCCACCTTTTCCCACCTGAATGTGAAATTTCCAGCTGGCTGTAATTCTGTCCATACTTCTGACGATATATTATATTGCCATAACCTCGATGATCCCCCTATCAGCGCAATATCCCCGTACATGTCGCCAGACACAAAGTCGTGAGAAGCGGCAGACGGCTGAATATGAGGCTTCCAGATAGTGCCATTATGTACATATACATAATCTCCCAAATACGGCACCATCAATATCCTTCCTCCTATGCCTAATCTGGAGGCAGCCCAATCATCTGACTGCGAATATCCCAACAACCATGATATAGTGCTCCAATTCGACCCATCAAAATATCTTGTCGGGTCATTCGTAGCAAAGCCAACAGAGGCTATGAATTTGTCTGTGTAGGCATCTGCCGTTCTCCAATTATGAGTCAATGGCAATTCTTCCCATTCAAACTTCTTAGCAGGCATCTTCCATACTCTCCACGGGTGTATCATATTAGTATCCGTATCCTGATATGGAAATCGTCAATGTGCCTATGCCGGATATGCTATTTATATAGAAGGCAAGCCAACTGCCTCTGGCCCAGGTCTTTGTCCACCCAGTCAATGCCACATCCGTCATCTTTACCTCGGATGACAATGTGGGAGGGGTAGAACCAACAATAGAATCGTCAACTGTAGGAGGGAAGTCTGCGTATGTACTTTTCCATATGTCAACTTCGGCACTTCCTGCAGCATCAGCTACTAGCTTCACCGACTGGACTATACAATTGAAAGGCACCTCGATATATCCAGCCAATCCGGCAGCAGGTTGCAATATTATACTGAAATTGAAATACCCTCTCGTTGGCGGATTGGGATTAGATATTGGGGCAGGAGTATATGGTGCCGGTGTACCGCTGTTGGGGTCTTCTGGCGGGTCAACCTTCTCCCCATCTCCTACAACTGATAACGCTTCCGGCTCAAAGGACACAGATGGAGATATGGTGCCTGCAGACATATCTATCTTGTAGGAGATTCGTCTACACACCGCTTTCGCATTCTCCAAATCTATGTCTTCTCTAAGAGTATCCATATCAGCCAGCATGTACCAATTCTGAGGCACTAGCTCCACTGGGTAATTCCCCGCTAGAGACATGTTCACCTCAGTAACTGACTGATTCATTATGGCCAAAAGCCTTCCCGACAATACATTTGCTGATGTTTGATCGTCCAAGGCTTGTCGTTCCACATCCATCGTATTCACGCCAATATCTGCGTACAATCCGCCTGGGCATGATGACAATATGGGCACATAATCGTCTTCTCCTGCGTCATACGCCACTCCAGACAGCAATACGCAAGATATTTGCCTATCATTTTTTACAAAAGACACGTCATCATCATACATACGATCTGCCGCTGTGAGCGTCATTACCGTATCTATTGCACCTCTTTGGGCTGTTCCCAAAGTATTGATATTCCTTTCTACAATTATCCTTCCGGCACAATCGCAACATACTTTCGCAAATATGGAATAGGTATTGGCGAAATTGTCTGCCGTGGAATATAAGGAGCCTTTTTCAAAATCGTCACATGCTGGGAGTCTAGTGGTGACGCTCATAGGCAGTATGACATCAGCAATGGAAAATAGCGTACTATGCCAACGCCACAGGTGATGTAACGCTCTTCCTACTGTAAGAGTGCCTATTGGGAAAGTATACCAATTACTTATTGAACCCTCTTCCATGCTTATGGAAGTCATGCTGAGCTCTTCCAGCAATCCGTTTATCGTAGTCAAGGTCAATGAAAATATGCCAGCCTTATAACTGCGGTTTATATTCTCGTTGACTCCGTATCCAGCAAATCTCACCTTACCTCTGAGATTGTATTCATGCTCTATCCCATCATAATAGTCTTCACTCCAGAACACGCAATATGGAGTATCGAATATGACGTCAACCACATCCTTGTCCCATATATCTATTCCCATAGAGTATCCGCCAGAATTGTAATCACCAGAAAGGTCTGAGGATATTCCAAATTGCGATATGGGAGAATTCGCGCCACTTCTATCGTGAACAAATACCGGGATGTGTAATTTTTGAGTCTTGGAATTGCTGTCCGTAACCGTCAAGTGTAGATAGCAACCTCCTGGATATGCCGTGTCGAAAGTCAATGTGGTCTCTGCCGCATTCGCATCGTCCAGGTATCCTTCTGCGCATTCCCACAAATATCCAGTTATAGTCGCACCAGGAGACACTGCATAAGAGGACAACGCGGATATATCAAAAGATGCCAAGCCACCATCTAAGAATCCCACGTATGGCCCACCGCCTATGGCCACTGGAGGTATATTATCATTCTGATCCACGTATGTTACATCACGATCTTTGTAAAACGTGAATGGAGACGTGGATGTAATGAAAGGGTACACGGGCCACAATTCGTAATAATTGTATGCCGTGACGTACATGCCAGCAGCCCATTCCACGGTATTTTCATCCAATGTTATAGTGTTTCCGCTTCTCTTCCGGTATCGCCTTTTTGATATAGTCTTCCCGCCTTCCTCTGTACCTATGTATAAAGTCATGCCTTCGGAAAGAGAGACTATGCTGCCAGATACATCCACCAAAGTCAATTCCCTAGCTCCTCTGTCTGGAGTGCCAGAGATTGTACCGCAATATACCTGCAAAGGCTGGAAAATGCTCAAGTAAAATCTTGAGACATGCGGGTGATCATTTCTGATGGTGTTTACATCTGATTCAGATAATATCATAGATACCCAACCTGTTCCACCAAATCTACAAATTTCAATTGAACGGTTTGGAGCGCATACGGGCTGCGTGCTATCGGCACACCCTCCTCCCCAGACAATATAGGCTTCCACATCTTACAGCTGTATATCTTGAAAGAGGCAGCTGGACTTCTGAATGTCCCATCTCGCAAATCTGTCTTCACGTATAAATCTACAAAGTCGGCTCCTCCCAAGAATGACAATACAATCGCTAACTTATTGAGACTGATGGCATCCCATACCCAAGATGCGGCTTTATATCCATCTCCCACACGGCTCATATTAGCTCTTACATAATATGCGCTGGCAGGTCTGAATATTACTTGATCCGGCACAGGTATATTCAGCAATTTGAGCGTAACCATAGAAGCCAGAGATGTTCCAAGTTGATAATCCGTATCCGCACAGAAATTCTTAGCCATTGTTCCTCTCTATTTCCAGAAGAGCATTTACTAGCACTCGTTGTATATACGGGTCAAGTCCAGACACGTCCCCAGACAATTTTATTTCCTTCGTAGATGACCCACCGCCTCTAGGATTCACAGAAGGAAGAGGAGGTACCATGCCGGATGGATTCATAAAGGATGGAGACAGCATTTGGGATATCTGACCTGCTTGACCTATAACTCCATCACCATTGAGGTCTTGTCCAATTTGCTTCTCCACCTGCTTCAGTTGATCGGCAGAGGATGCTCCTGCATCAATCCCCGCTTGCGGATTGATTCTGCCTGAAGACATGTTAGTCAACGTGGTGAAGTACCAATCCCAATCCGCTATCAATTGCGCCAAACCTGCCTGAGTGGCTCCATCTAACGCCATAAACTCATCTATAATAGCCTGGAGCCGTTTTTGAGTCTCTGTGGCTCTATCTTCCTCAGCCCATTGATTGTGCAACTCCTTCAATTGCTTCTCTCTGGCAAGCTGTTTCTCCACATTGTCTAATTCTTTCTGTCTGGCTTCCTCAGCCTTCTGAAGTTGCTTTTGAAGATTTTCATCAAGTTGCTTTATAGTGCTTTGGAAGGATTCTTCAGCTTTCTTTTTCCTTTCCTCGTATGCCTCACGCTCTTTGTCAACTTGACGCTTGTTTTGGCGGATAAGAGCCAGCATACCCACTGCATCACGTCTTCTAGCCAGCTCAGAGGCATTGAATTCAAACTCCTCCTGAATCTCCTGAAGACGTTTGCGATAATCTTCCTCTATCTGTACTCTGGCTTCTCCAGCTTGTTTGATAATCTGGGTCTTGGATTCCTCGTATCCTTCCAATATGGAATTTATACGCTCCTGATGCGCCTTCTCCCTGTCTTCTCTCTGCCACTGCATCTTCAACTCTTCCTCTATGGCACTTCTGCGGGCATCCAAGGCTCTTTCGGCTTTCTCCTCTTCCATCTCCTCTCTCAACTTCTTCAATCTGGATGATGCTGTTTCAAGAGCCTGCGACAATTTAGTGGCCATGATTTCGGCATAATTATTCGTCTCACTTGCTGCGCTCCTGGCTGCTATTGCGGCATCGTTATATCCAGATATAAGCTCAGGGTGCTTGTCTATACTTTCCTGCATGGACTTATTGTAAGCATCCTGATAAGGATTCCCGCCAGCCTCTCCAGACAAGGCTTTCATCTGCTCCATAATCTCTGCGTTAGCTTCTCTGTTACCTTCCAAAGCATTTCTGGATGCCTCGATTAGCAACAAAGCCTTTTTCCAACCTATCTCAAGCACGGCTCCTGCTCCGGCAAAGGTGGCTTTTGCCAGTACCATGGCTTTCATGAGAGAGGTCACTGAGTATTCCAAATCAGTAACTCTCTCAGCAAAGCCTTCCACCGTAATGGTACCAGTTTGCGTAGATTCGGGAAGAGCAACCCCAAGCACATCTTCCACTAAGTATGCAAAATCCTCTCCGGCAGTTATCGCTGATGCTCCTAATTCCGCCAACAGCCCAACTAGCTCCTTCATCAAATCCAATGTAATCGTTATAGCATCGCCTGCTATGTACGACCACTTTTCAATCTCGTCAGAATTATCTTTCAAAAAGTTTAGGACATCACTCAGTAAGTTTTTGTATTCTTCCACTAAGGCCAAATAGGAAGGCTGAAACATTTCACCGAGTGAATACTGAATTTCCTCATGATAACGATCTAAGGAGCCTAGAATCTTTCCAACAGAGCCCATCGCTGCTTCGTATGTACCGGCAATGTTCTTTCCGGCTTCCATAACCGCATTCAAGGCAGCCTGCCTTTTTTCAGTGAGGGTCAGTGCAGTGACTCCCTTTCCGGCTTGATCGGCAAATTTCCTGTATGCGCCTTCTAGGTCAATTGTAAGACCAATATTGCGAAATATCTCTGGCTGCAGAGTGGTAATACCGTGCAGGATTCTTCCAAATGCGTCAGAGGAGTTTATACCTGCGATAACTGCGGCATCTTGAGATGTTCTTGCTAAATCTGAAGCCTTGGACAAGTCTATTTCCGATTGGGCCATGCGCAATAGATTTTCATTGGCCTGCTTATGCGTAATACCCATCTTCACGACTGATTCCACATAGCCGTCTATTTCTTCCTTAGAGTATCCCGCATTACCTCCTACAACTCCCAAAGATACAGCCAATGTATCTACTCGTGCGCGTGCATCTATGGATTGCTTCACCAGTCCATACAGGCCTTGCGCACCTCTTTCGGCCAATTCCACAAATTTAGCAGTCAATCCCCCAACTATACCCGCCATCAACCCCATTTGCTTGGAGGATTGCGCTACATGCTGATCTACTTGCGAAAATCCATTTCTGGCAGTGGATTCGATACCTCTGAGCCTGGCGTCAAAGTTATCGAAAAATTGACCAGTAAGGTCATCAATGTAAGCTCTCCAGATAAGATCGTCAGATGCGGATGATGCTGGATTGTTCGTCATCTCATTCTCCCTGTAATTTCACGCTCTTGTAAATTATCCAGCCATAGTCGTGCTATGCGTGCCGCCACCATATATTCTCTGGATTTTACAGGTATGGCATACCAGTTAGAGTCAAATGCTATTCCATACTGCTGGGCTGTTTCCGCTTCCAATAACCTTACATCAAACGATGCCGGATTATGGCTATCCGCCAGACTTTCCATGACGTCTGCGATGTTTTTGTTCAACCACTTGACTCCGAAATCCGCGCAAGGCGGATGTCACGCCTTGCATATTTACCTCCTGGAACAAACTGGCTTGAATGATTGCGGCATAATCGGATTGGGAGCCTATAACAACAGCTTTCAAAAACATCAGCTTCCTCTTCTGAGGAGTGGCTGGAGGCTCTATCTCTGGCATGGAGGTCAATAAACGCTCTAGCCATTCATTATCATTGATATCAACTGGGCCTTCTTTCACTTCCACGCATGATACCAATAAGTAATCTCTTCTTGATCTGTCCCTGATTGTCAGAATCTCTTGGTTTTTCTGAGCGATCTCTATATGCTTCACGTACAAAGCATACTCCTCCGCATCAGACACATCAGGAGGAGTCTCTGGGACAGTGTAATTTATGGTATGAATATCGCCTGCCGCCAATACTATTTCTCGCTTTACAGGGTCTAGGTATGGCAAAGCATCGTCCATAAAATCTAGGTAATATGGGGGCAGTGGCCTCACCTCTATCGTGAAGCCACTAGACAGTTGAAGTATCGAAGAAACACCTGAATTCAATTTGAGCTCCTTGGGGGAGGTGGGCGGGTGCAACCCACCTCCCATAGAAAGGAGGATGATTTACAGACCAATGATGCGGGTATTCGTTCTGGTGATGAACGTACTGCCAGAGTGCGCCTGGCCAATTGCCCAAACCGTGTTGACATCGACCATGAAAAGCGAGTCGATGCCCGAATTGGTGGGCATGTTCAAATCCCATAAACGGAAGGAGGCACCGCCATCAATTGATCTCAATACACGACCACCTGATGCCGTAGACACGGCCAACCAGATGCTGGAATCTCCCCAGACAACGATATCATTGACGGCAGTCGCTGCAACCCCTTGAACCGGCAAAAGGGAGTATTCAACGCCATCGTTGAAGGAGCCGTACACGCTCCCATCGCTTACGCCAATGAAAATCGTACCATCTGGAGTAACCGCAACGCTCAGGAGGTCTTCTGCGATAGTTGCCGGGCCAGCGACTGTATTCCAACTCACGCCACCGTCATTCGACATGACGACCAAATTGGAATTGCCAACTGCCCAAATCGTACCATCTCCCAAGCCTGCCATCTTGTTGATGTCCACCGCGCCAGCGGTATAGACGGCTGTCCACGATGCTCCGCCGTCCTGGCTGCGATAGATGCGACCACCATCGGTTGCGGCATAAACGTGCATCCAGTCCACAAACAGCAGATCAGTGATGTATTCCCCATCCACATCGCCAACGTCCACGGTGATCCAGGAAGTGGTGCCCATATCGGAGACATCGGCATAAGCGATCTGCGCAGGGGCTGCGGCTTGAGTGGTGCCGTTGGCTACGATAACGCGGTGATTGGTCTTGGTGCCGATAGCCAGAATGTCTACAATATCCATAGCCGCAGCAAATGGGTTTGTAGAGGTCTGGGCCCAAGTCTCTCCATGATCTTCGGTGTACCACACGTTGGCGACATTGGTGGGTGAACCAGTCAATGCCTTCGTGACTAGATACCCATTCTCACCAGCATCTTCCTGGCTGCGGCAATCCTCAAACAATTCTTCCTCCAGGAAGGCGATTGCGGTGCCGTCTTCAGTCTCGGCAATCGTGCGGGCAGAAAGGAAGGCGGCATCCATATCCAGCAAGACAGGGCCAACCTCAGCCATAAACGGGGCAGTCATGGCCACAGGAGCATCATCACCTTCGATTTTTGACAATCTATCCATCTGAAGATCGCCACGCCGGGCACGTTCCCAGTGAAGAACCACGGATGATGCATAATAATTGTCCGGTCTGTCGCAAAGACCTAAGTGACCTTGGACATTGATAGCACGTCTCTGCAACCCGTTCAGGTAGTTGAGAGTGCGCTTGAAACGAGTCTCCAGCTGGAAGGCAGGCAATGCGGGCTCACTGCGGATGATATCCACAACTTCAGATTCTCCTCTGCGTGATGCAGACGGCTCTCTGACCGCATTCATGTTTCCAGTGGGCTCTGTGACTCCGGTCAACCCATAGGGAAGCAAGAGCAAATACGGCTCAAACTTCTTGGGCTGAATCCAGACTCTCCCATCGCCATACTTCAAAGTGCTAGTCATTTAACAACCTCCTATCCTTTGCTTTTTCTTATCTTTCTGAAGGCTCTTTTCACGGCTGCTTCTATGATGGAGCGGAATCCACCAGTTGTCCTTTTTGACAATTCCTCAGCCAGAGTCTTGGTGAAATTTCTAGGATATATACCGGGATGCATAACTGCTGGAGGGTTGCGCAATACAGGGGTATCGCTGGAGGGGTATCCAGGAATGGCAGGATTGGGATTGGTCTTTATGGGCACAGTAGGATACATGAACCATAATCGACCTGATTTATTGGACTTTTTAGGCACGATGGGATAAGGCTGGGATGACTTGCCACCCCTTACCGCAGTGCCTTCATCTACCCACGTGTATATCTTCCCAATCTTATTCTTCCGATTCACCTTGGCTCTTATTTCCCATTTACCTGCGTCAACCGCCACTTCCACCTTGAATGTAGGCTTCTCCTCCCAATCCTTTACATCATTATGCAATCTAGGTATGATGACTTCTCTCCCAAACACGTTCAATGAAGATCGTATCTCATCTTGAACGATCTTCTTGCGCCTCTCTGGAGAGGTTACGCGAGTCATCAATACTAGCGGCATGTTATTCCATTCTCTCGTAAATGAGTCCAGCCAAAGCCACAGAGGCAAAACACAGTATAATGCATTGCGGCAATGATAATGAAAAGGCCCAGGTGGATATACCACTAAATATCACGCTAATCCACGTGGATAGGCACCAGAAGCAATTGAACAATCGTGCCATAGAGGTATCCGGCATGTGTCGCAATTCCCCTTCGGAGTCATATTCATATCCGGCAACCTTTTCCCGCAGTTTGGTGAAGATTCCACCTGGGCCTTCCATATCCTTCGTGAACAAGGTCACTGTGAATACCGCTAACGCATTCAACACCAATATTTCTACCATTGCTCACTCTGGGATTCCAAATAAGCGATAACCTTGCCGCGATTCAGGCCATTCTTCTCCATGCTGAGAAGTTTGCCAGCCAATTCAGGATTCATGTCTAGGCTCTTGATCTGAGCCACGGTCATGTCTCTGATTTCCGGCAGGTCTTCCGGCTCTGTTTCCGCAATTTCCTCAAAGTCCATATCCTCATTGACTGGCACCTGGAAGGATTCTACTGGCTGAGGAGCCTGCGCAGGAGTCGGCTCTGGAGTCGGGGCAGGAGGAGCCGCAACGATATCATTGCGAGTCACTTTGACAAATGGAGTCGGTGATATCTCACCAGGCTTTCTCACGTCACTCGGATGAACGTACAGATACATGCCGAATTTGACCTTGTACGCCTTGCCGGTCACTGGGCCATTGCAGTAGTGCTTGCCTCTGCCTACTCCGCCCACGTACTGGGCCAGCACCGAATCGCCTGAAGTCAAGGGTAAACTGTTCACATCCACCTCCACTGGAATTGGCGTTGTCGCCTGTAAATTTGCTGTTCGTCTTTTTCCTCTACAACTAGGACATGCCATTTCATAACCTCCTATCTTTTTCATTATGCGCTTGGCATACTCTGCCGACTTGCTTTTGTACAAATCTGTGCGCTGTCCGGCTCTTATACGATAGTGAACCAAAGGTTGGGGGCAATGCATTCCGCACCATTTCAGGTACAATCTTGCGTTATATTCCCCATCCTCGTAGAAATCTATTGATTCATCATACCCTCCTATCTCCTCCCATTGGCTCTTTCTATGTAGCACGTTCACGCTAGAAAAGCCAACGTATTTGAATATATTGTCGCAAGAGAAATCCAGGAGCACATAGTGCGGTATGTTTATTTTTCCGAATTTGGCCACATCGGGATATACTGGAGTGATTCCATCCCAGTATTTCAGCAATCTAGTCACAGCATCCTTCTCTAGCCTATCATCGCAATCCAAAGGCAGAATCAACTCTGTATGGGCTTGGGAAATAGCCGAATTTCTAGCTGCCGATACTCCCTTGTGCGCTCCTTTGAAATACCTTACTGTAGGATATTTACTCACTATGCTTGATACATCAATAGGTGAACCATCATCCCACGCAACCACTTGAGAGCCTTGATTTGAGGCGGATTCTAAGCACTCCCCTAGCCACATCAATCCCTCTTCACGATCTATGTATATCGGAATGATAATAGTAACATCTTTACATGCAGCCATGTCTATTCCGGTCATGGGTGAATCTTCCCTTGCGCTATCCGATATAATACATCAGAAAATTGAGCCACCCTAGCATCGAATGAGTGCTGATGCAGTATTTCCTCTTGGCCTCTTTTTGCTATTTTCTGGCGATTCTGAGCATTCTCCGGCTTCAGCCAGTAATCTATCAAGGCAGGCAGGTCTTTCACATTTTTGTAGGTCACAAAATGCACCCCCTCCTTCAATCCCAGGAAATCGTATATGCCTGGGAACCATTGCTGCATCACGAATGCCCCAGCATACATAGCCTGGAAGATTCTATTGGATACAAATACCGCCTGAAGCCTTCCGTCAGATATGGCAATCTTACAATTTTTGTATAATGCGTGACCTTTCTCGAAATCATACAGGCATTCCCCATCGGCTCTATACGATTCAGGCCATTTTCCATATATACCCACATCGCAAGGAAGGCTCCTGAGAATCTTGCCCAATTCATTTCTGAATTCGTAATGCGCATTTCCCAAGAATACCACATCATGACTTTTCACTCTAGGCAAGTTGTCCTCGTCAACTCTTTCGTATCCTATCTGCCATACCATCCAAGGTATTCCATTGGTAAAATACTTTCTATCTACATCAGTGGTCACGAAAGAGGTCATATCAAACTTTTTCATCAACGCCATATAATCTGGCGCCAAAAAGTTTTGCGGGAAGTAATCACCATTCCAATTGAAGAATACTGCGTTGGGGTGCTCTTGCTTCAATTCCACCATCATGGCAGGTGTAAATAATTTCCCATCATGGAATTGCGTCAAAAATACGTCAGGGAGGAAAGCATTGGCAGCATCGAAGATATACTGAGGATTGACAAAATAGTCCACCTCATCCACCAGATACCCTGCCGCTGTCAAGGCTTCTCTCAATCCCTTCTTGGTCTTATGCTGCAGGATATTTCCCCTTTCGTATATCGGAGCATAAAGCACTCTAACGGGTCTGGAATCTTGGCGGATTTTCATTGTCTCAGGTATCTCTGGGCCAACTCCCCATCCCTGATTCCATTTGTTCAAATATTTCGCAGAATCCGGGTGGACTTTATGCGCAGGATAGCTGTTGTTTTTGGCTCTGAGATCGTCAGCATATGCCAGATCGTGAATACAGGCGCAAGGTATCGCCTCCACCTTATATCCCATCTCCCATACATTACATGACAATTCATTATCTCCGGCATAGGTGTGATAGTCTTCTCCCCACCATCCGGCTTTATTCCCCAGCCATCTAGGAATTATACATACTTGCCCATATGGTACATATTCGATATTACCCGTAGACAAATTTTTGGCCTGTAGATATTCTACATGCCAAGGTTTGTTATTGCGATCTTGCCAAAAACATCCAATTCCAACATCCATGCGATCATCCATAAAGGATACAGCACATCTTACAGATTCGTTTATGAATTCTATGTCGTCATTGCCTATGATTACATACTTACCAACAGCCTTGTCAAATCCGGCTCTAAATGCCTTTACCGCTCCAACTAATTTACCTTGCTGAATCAGCACTATATCTTCCTGGCTCTTGCACCACTCTATCGTACCATCTGAGCTTCCTCCATCGACCAGTACGATTTCATAGGGTATCCCGACACCTATGGATAGCCTAAAAGATTTCACCATATTCTTCAACTGGGTGAGTCTGTTGTATGTTCCCGACACGAGTGATACATAGATATGGGTCATTATCATTGGCCTTTCTACTCATACAATGTCTTCAGCATCCATTCATCGTCCACGCATCTCAAGAATTCCGGCAGCATGTTATCTCTTTTAGTGCGCTCTACATCTATCCATCTTGAATATTTACCGTAGAATTCACCATACCTGATAACCATATCCACCTTCTGAGACAGCATGTCTAGGTTCAGTGGCCTTGCTCCAGGCTTCCTCGTGCCTCTTCCTTCTATTCTCCCCACGCAGCCTTCCAACGTTGTCTTGAGATTTACAATGATGGGCTCTGCTTTCAACTCCTCCTCTAGCTTCAAGAGATAATTGAATACAGGAGTTTTGATGGCTGTAATCATCATGCCTTCTAGGATAATCCCATAGAGCGTAGGAATTGTATTATGCGTATCTAATATGGCATCGTAAATGGACTGTAGCGAATCAAAATTGTCGCATCCTCCCATTTTCTTATCCTTCGGGTACTTCCCTATTACAGCCCATTTGAAGTCTTTCATGACCGTAGCAAATACAAAATCTCTTTTTCCAGGCCTTTCCCAGCACAATAATTCTCGTTGCCTCGATTGCTCCAAGAGGTCTTTTACTATGGATGTCTTTCCACTTCCGTTTGCGCCTCTGATTTGAACGATTTTCATTGCTAACTTCCTATGTTCCAAAACACAATTGGAGTCTTCAATCTATGGACGTTTTGACATAGCCACAAAAATGCCTTCGCATCATAGTATTCATTACATGGGAAAGGTATCCAGCTAGTATCAACTTTGTCTTTGTACTCATAGCCTTGATCAATCATATGTATGGCCTTGGCATCATATCCAGTAAGATCGTACACATCTTGTCTAATTTGATGAAGGCTTCTGGAATACCCTAGATGAAAGTACATATCTGCATTGGATTGACAATCTTGAAGAGCCTGCCATACCGCACTACCTATCGTGCCTGAGGATATGGATACAACCCAAGAGCCTTCTTTCAATAGACTCTTGGGAGTATATTTGGCAACTTCCTCAGATGTAGAATCCACCGATTCAGGCACCTTCAATCCGTTTGGGAGCATATAACTATTTTCCCAATTTTCTCGCAATATCTTCTTGGCCTGATGATACAACACAGCAGACATACCCGCCTTCATTGGGTATAAGATCGCTCCCAATCCCTTAGCATGCTGCTGATTCTCTCTCAGTGAATCCCCTTCACCCTTCAATACTGGGTAGAAATCTACGCAACGCAGACCTAATTCATTGCATATTTGCGCAACTCCCCATCCAGCCTTGGAATGTCTAGTATCCATTACTCCTATCGTGACAGGCACATCTGCCCGCAGGACAGCGTTATAGATCATTTTCTGGAGATGCAACGTCACTCCACGCACCTTGGAGAATCCTGGGCCTGGGTCTGGGCATGATAGGTCTTCCCTCTTGACGTGTACGTCAATTCCATTTACGCTGTACGATTCCCAAGGAGTATTATGGATTATCATTCCTCTCTCATCTCCATGTCTGTCTTCAGTCCAGGATTCCCGTGAACGGATTGTCTGGCATCTTCCGGTCTGGCGCAGCTATCTTTCATGCCCCAAGCCTTCTCCCTTCGGAGTAGTTTGGGGTCAATGACAATCCTCTTCATATCGCTGAATTGAAGAGCCTTTGCCTGTAATAATTCCTCGTTGCGGCAGGCTTTTGTTCCGTATTCCTCGCAATACAGGCATCCTTTCCTGTAGCAACCAGGCAACGGGACAAATGGCTCATTCGGAGCAGGTCTGGCGTGTACTGGCACCCCACGTCCGTGACATTGATCACTTGTAGTGAAATAGGGAGCAAGATTGGCTCCAGCTTTCCCATCATCATAGTATTCATAGCACGTAGACATAGTCATACCCACTTGCCGGGTCTTCTCTAGGAAGGCATTCAGCCATTCCACGCGCAAATCTTGAGCCACTGTGTATACTCCGCCTATCTTTTGAGTGAAGACTGCATCAAATGCATCCACTCTAGGCACCTTATGTTCCATAAGTCTGTCAAGGAGCAATTGACGCTGATTGAATACCTGCTCAGCAAACTTGAAGATGATATGATGCGCTCCTGCCTGTCCCAACATGCCTATCAGCGTCAGAATATCCTCTTGCGTCATAATTCCAGGCATGACCGGATTGCATTGAATAGATATGTAAATCCCCTTCTCACTCATCTTTCGGATTGTTTCCATGATCTCATCTATCTTGAAGGAGCCTGGAGACAAACGCTTGTATAATTTGTTGTCTGAGGAGTTTATGCTAAATTGCATGTAGCTGTAAGGATTCACCAAAAGAGCATCCACAGCCCAATCTGGCGGAATCTTCCTGGAGAGATAGAAGAAAGGAAGACCATTATCATTGAATACCTGGCTCAATCGCTGGGTAACATGGTGACGACCTTCTAGCAGCTGAAACGGCTCTGTAAAAGAGGACATATATGCTGGGCCTGTCGTCATGATCTTTGCCAGCTGCTTCGCCATATGCTCTGGATAGTCGGGGGATGCTGTGGCCAATCCAGTTGATCTGTAGCCTCTCGTGCCGTTGTCCACGTAACAAAATGCGCAACCCACCGGGCAATACCCTCCATATGGAGTAGTCAGCAATGCTTCCGAATAGCATGGCCTGGGCCTTGTGCGATCATTCTCGTGCTTATTCTTATACCATCCTCTTGGGTCAGGATGGGATGTGTTGATGATATGCTTCATCGGCTTGCTATGCACTTTTGTCTCTCTCAATCTTCCTCCTCTAAGCATACTCAGAGGCACAAGCGCATATTCTCCATATTCGTCTACTCCAAAACCAACAGGCTGTTCTACTCGGAACAACTCTTGTTTCTGCTCACTGCTGTCATCTGTTCCAGACATATTACCTCCACAAATTATATAACGGCTCTAAATATGTACTAAGCTCTTCTGCTAAGTCACCCCAGCCTTCCAGACCTTCCATAATGTCCTTGGTGTCTAATCCTGGGGGGTAATGACCGTTGATGTAAGATTTATACTTGCAGCAAATAGTCTCTAGCTCCTGCATGTTCAAGGGTCTGTCCTGATAAGGAGGAGCCTTATATTGTCGAAATTTAGGAGCCATGTATTCAAATACATGATGGACTTCTTCTGTAGTTATGGGATGCTTTTGATCACCGAAGTGAATCAGTGCTGCTCCTTTTACCGGGTCACGATATACTCCAATTTCCGCATCTCCAAAATCCACAGGAATCTGTAGCACTCTCTCTTTCATATCCGCTATTTTCCATGATATCCACGGGCCATAGCCTTTGAAATGCTGGACAGAATTAGACACGCATTGGAAAGTATCACCCATTATCATCCTTTCCACGACCTTCTCTGGTGCTCCAAAATCCTCGTATCCCTTCACGGTATTCTGGAATATAGCACCTCTCATGTGCCGTCTTTCGTGTCCTCTAGGTGCTCTCACGCGATCTAATTCACGCATATACTTGTAATAGTTCTTGGAAGGAGTATTTGCCAAAGAGCACGCTACACCGGCACTGTAAAATGTCCAATATCCTAACAGGAATTTGAACATAGTGGATTCTTTCCAAGACGTTTGGGCCAACACCACATACAATGGGTCTAGGTCATAGGTATCCAATAATATTTTTCCGAATTCTACATAATTCATAATGAATCCTTTTATAATATAACTTGCGAGTAAACAAAGACACCCGACTTGCGCCGGGTGTCTCGTTGTACCAGGGTTGACTGGATTTACCAGTCCATATGAGCCTTGTGGAGAGGTCTGCCACCGGGCAGATATTCCACCTGGAAGATGTCTCCAGTGACGGGCTGGCGCTTGACCGCAACCGCCACATCCTCGATTCTGGCCTGGGCCCAAGGGGCAGACAGGTACAGTTCAGGAGACGTGCCAGCCATGATGCTGATGCACCAGTTGTCTTCTTTCGACTTCAGCAGGAATCTACCAGCAGCATCCGCTCTGGCGGAGATGGTGGGTGCCTGTTTCTTGGCACGATTCTCGTACATGCCCATATCCAGGTATTCACCATACAGGACATCCATACCACCGACACGTCTGGTCAGGAGGTAAATGTCTGCGCTGTAGTTGTCACCAACCTTGGCAATGTCGATGGTGTCATCCACCAAAATGGGAAGTCTGCGACCACTCTTCAGCTTGATGTAGCCGACCGCAGCGGCACCGTCATACAACGGGCCAGCGTTCAGGTCAAAGCGGAGTTGGCGTGCCTGGGCGCGCAAAGCCTGATCAGAGATGTTGGCGTTGTCGGTCACGCCGCAGATGGTGTAGCAGGCATAGCTGTCCAGAATCTTCGTGGCCATGAAGCGGGCAGTGACCAGAGCCATATCGTTCTCGGCAATCATGCCCAGGGCTGAGGCTTGTCGCTCAATTTCGGTGACCACTTCATCCAGGTAGTTGAAGAAGTTGCCCAGACCATTCGCCTCACCGTCCAGGTCATCGCCAGCCCAGTCGATCATCTTGGAGCCGATCTGCGGGCAGGTGGTGCCGTCTTCATTCGTCCAGGTATCCTTGATAATGCTCTCAAGGCCATCCATCTCATAGGCATTGTTGTGAGAGCCATGAACCAATGCGCGCCGGATGTCCTGCTGCAATACGTTCATGATTCCGTTCATCTGCCATTCCAGATCATCAGCGATCATGACGCCATTCACGCGGTATCTGGGAGAGGTCTCACAGCGATCTTGGAGAATGGTGTGCGGGTCAAGACCATCACCGGCACGATGGTACCAGGAGGTATGAACCAGGTTGTAACCGCACTGTCCCCATTCCCAACCATTCGGGTCTGCGCACGGGGAACCTGCGCCAGCGGTTTGTTCGCCGCTTCCGGCAGTGCCTGACGGGCCATACCAGGGCAGGAATTCCACGTGTCTGCGATAGAATTTGTTTGCGCGCCAGCCCAGCCAGTTCATCAGGCCAACGGTCTGAACCTGAAGGCCAAAGATGTCGCCATTGGAGCAGGGGTCAAAGATCGAATATCTACCATAGATGGTGCCGGTGGTGTTGGGCGTGATGCTCGCCTCCTTGAAAGAGGCGGGGAAAGACTGATTCACGCCTTTCGACATAACCTGGCCCATGCCCATGGAAATTGCCGCAGCCAGTGCCTGAATCTGTTCGGAGTCAGTCACCAAGCCACGATAGCGGGGAGATTTTCTTGTCATATCTGTGTTCCTTTGAATTAGATTCCAATATCTTCAGGCGGGGGTGGCCTGTTACTTGCCGCCCATCATGAATTCGGTCAAGGATTCGGCTTTGGAGCCATCGTATCCGGCAAAGACTTCCTTGGAGGTCTTCTTGCCCACGGGCATTTCTTCCTCATCCTCTTCGTCTTCCATGTCTTCCTCATCCTCTTCCTCATCGTCAGCAGGAGGAGGGGCAGCCTTGTAGCGGGTCACGCGCAGTTTGCCATTGCGCGGCATCTCTTCCAGAGCATCCCGCAAGGCTTCTTTCTTCGTGGCCAGCAACTGATCCAACGTTGCCTGGAGTCTGTCAACCTTCGCGCTCAAGTCTGAAACTTCTTTCAGCTCAGGAGCAGGCACCTCAATCTCCAGACCTTCCAACGCTTCCTTCAGAAGAGCGGGCAGAGTGGCAGAGACTTCCTTGGCGATAGCTGTAATGACGGTGGGGTCAATCTCCACAGTCTCTTCCTCTCCATCGCCTTCTTTCTCCACCTCAATGTCAAGCTCTTTCAGCAGGGCAGCGGTGGGAATGTCGTCACCGATAGCAGCCAGTTGGGAATCGGTGAGCTCCTTGATTCTGGGCTCAATCTCTTCCTGGGTCAACCCGGCTTCCAACAGCTTTTTGATCAACACTTCCTTACTCTGCATTATAGCCTCCGTAACATTTTGGTTGCTGCTTACCTTTTCAGCAAAGGCACCTGTGTAAGTGTTGCACGGGATGTCCGTGACGGTTACATCAAATGTCTTGGTCTCAAGAAAAGCCACATTGTGTAACTTCCCTTTGTATGTAATATGTACCGCCTGGCAAGAGGGACATCTGAAGCCTGCGATCATGTGTTGCTTGGAAATTACCAAATCAGATTCGCATTTGGGGCAGTTACCAGATACCTTCATGGCATAGAATCCCCTCGACACTCTCCACTTCCCGGTATTACTCTTCAGCACTTTTTCACATATCGCTATGGAAAATGGATCATCATAGGAGTGACCTGAATCTACTGCGAATGGGCCAATTCTCGTCATTTTCTCCACGCGCCCAAATCCCAACTTGGGATTATGGAACATGCGGAATTCGGGATAATCCCCAGTGCGTTGAGCCTCTTTTATTTCATAGTCCATTGCCTGGACTGTAAAAGTCTCATCGTCCTGATCTGGAAAGGCTGCTGTAGAAATAGTGACAATCCGGTAACTGCCGTTGGCCTCTTTCTCTACAATCAACTCCTTCTCCACAGAGGAGCCTTTTTTGACCCACTTTCCAGCCTTGATCATGTAATGCTTCTTGAAGTTGGAAATAGCAATGGGCCAGCCTTTATCGCCTCCAACTGCATCCGCCATAGCAGCAATTTCGTTGAGTTGGGCCAATGACAATTTCACGTCATCTAGCTCTTGAATTCTGGCTTGGGAGGTCTTTGTGTACGGCATACTAATCCTCTATACGTTACTTTGAATTGCCCAAGATATCATGTCACCATCTGGATATATGTCCACGGAATTGTACCCAAATTGCGATAGCGCATCAGCCATGGAATTCGCAAATTCAGTAATTGAACCCCAATCTGATGCATATACTGTGGCGCGTTTGTTGCTCTTTTTATGCGATAAAGTGTATTCAAACATATCACTATTTATTGATCTGCGAGTCTGACGCATATCTATGCCTTTTGCTTCCAATCCTCTTCTAATCGAAGTCACCATCATAGGCACATCATCGCCTTGCATAACTCCTATTGTCGCAGGAGCGTTTATGACTCTCTGCCTATCTTCGTATGAAAATCTCTTTTCCTCATTGGGTTGGATAAGAGTGCCATCAGATCGTTTGCGTAATCCAGTAACTTCATCAATTTCACGCGTGGCAGTGGCCTTCTTAGGTGCTTTGGCAGGAGTGACCATTTTGCCGCCACCTTTGCCGCCAGCGGAGCCTCCAACTTTTCCGGGTCTTCCTCCGTGACCGAAGTTACCACTACCTGCTCCGCCTTTGAGTATCCAACGCTTTGTCATGATATTCTCCTCCAAATATATACTATGCTATGCCAATTATACTAGGCACTTCAGTATCCAATGGGACGTTCCTAATCTCTACATGATTGTTTCTTTTTAGGCAGTCATCGCAATTCTCCGCCTCTTGATCGACTATCCAAGTGGCTTGTATGAGTTTTTCCGCCTTCGTTCTGGATACCTCTAACAATTCCCAGTGACATCGGCAATTCGTCAAGCATCTCGTTGTACCATCTCCAGGCATCCATGGCAATCCTGGGAATCTCCCAGGTTGCCTCTTAGTGCCTCCAGCGAATTCTCCTGCCTGAGCCACTGCGGCAGTATTCACGCCAGCATTTCCATACATGCGACTTCTGGCCTGTATCGCCTTGAGTGAAATCTCATCCCTCTTATCAGAGATTGTTTCAGCAAATCCGTGAAGATACCTGTATTGGGATTTTACTGCCGCGCCAACCTTTCCCCAATCGGATTGCGTCATTTCATCCCAACCGCCTTTTCCTATGACAGCGGTGGAGGAGTGAAGAGCTTTTATCTCAACTTTCATGCGCTCTTCCCATTGACCTATGGTGATTCTGCCAGCAAATACGTCTTCCGATAATTGATCAACCAAATCGTTGAATATCTGCGTGCGTACTTCAATCAATCGGCTCTTGGAAACATCCCCAATCGGCAGCTGCTTTTCCACCACATCACCAGACAATGGGTATGTATATGTTTCATCTCCCCAATACACCGACACGTTGTCAAAAGTCTCAGCGTAATCTATTCCAATGGTGTACGCTCTTTGCGGATGACCTCCCACCTCATATTCCAACGTCATATGCGGTATGAATCCATGATTCTGATTCATTATCATTCCAGACAATGCATTTACAATGGCTTGTCTGAATGCAGGGAGGTCTGGGCTGTCGAATAATGCCACAACTGGTACGCCATTTTCTTCTGGGAGGAATCTGCCTATGCCGGTATACTTGAGAGATATGGGAGCATGGACGGCTGAAAAGTCTTCTATGCGCTTCAGTATCTCCTCTCTGTCTAACTCATCAGACCTTCCCATGAACACCAAAGTGATGTGCGGCTTTTCCGGCTTCACTTCCAAAGACTCCAAAAGGGTGGAGCCGTCCATATCAAATGCTACTATCGCAGTATCCCAGGCCATTATGACACCTTCCCATACATGGCCTCTTCCTGCTCCACGCTCAAAGCGTATGCGGCAAGAATTGGGTGATTTCTCCATCTTTCCAATTCATCGTGAATAGTCTTTCGAGTAGGCACAGAGCCTCTAACAGCTTCCGACTCAGGTATGGGCTCTCCACGAATTCCACGAGTGGCTTCAAGCACTTCCTCTTTCAAGTGCATCAGATGTTCCCAGGCCTGGATATAACTCATCGCTGAAATATCCTTCTGCAAGGCTTCTGGATACTTGTCGGGCTCAACCTTGGGAGAATTGAGGATTATCATTCCAGGCACACGCTTCTGTTTCAATATGCCACGCTCCCATTCCAGACAAATGACCTCGTCACCGGCACGTTCCGCCTCTCGGAAGACTTGATTGTGTATCTCCGTGTCTGTAATCATAGTGCGATTGTCATTGCCCATCCAATCAGGGAGCACGCCACGATCTATCAAGAGCCTTATGAAATCATCTCGATTGATGACCTGCTCCGCCTGTTTAGATTGGCCACCTTCATTCGTGCCCATAGCTCCACCAGTATCTACTCCCTGAACCTTGGGCGTGGGTAGTTTTGGCGCACCATTCGGCTTCTCAGGCACGGGATTCCCCTTGGCCTTTTGTTCAAATCCGCCTCCACCTGCTCCGCCTTGTCCTGCGGGCTGAAGATTATACAGCGGCATAAATGCATCAACCCACGCTTTGGCTATGGCTGCGGCATTGGCATCTTCCTCGATGTCCTGAGTATCAAATTTGAAATCTGCATCTTCCGGCAATTCTCCGTTGATGTGCCTCTCCACGGTGGTGATGAATTCTCCAGCACCTTTACCTTTTGCCTTCATGTGCTGAATTTCAGTCTCTCCAGCGTTGCCGCCCATACCGCCTGTGAACGTCCAGAATTCCTTAGCATCAGTGCCAAAGGCCAGAGCCAGGGTGCCCACGTATTGCTCCACCACGGTCTTCCGGTCAAAGGATTCCGGCAAGGATGAAAAAGACTTGAAATCAACAGTAATGGGTAATTGCGGATTGGTGGATAAGAGCCACAGCACTTGCGGGAAGGTCAACGAATTGTCTTGTAATCGCTTGGCCTTCCACAGCACGACTGCATCCATGAATTCTTCTTTGGACATACCGGAAATAGCAGCCAAACCTTCTGGCGGCAGGTTGTCCAGCTTTTCATCGTCATAGTCGTGCAGTCCCATGAGGAGTTTGACGGCTCTTAGAGCACGGTCAACTGCGCAGAATCCTGAGCCAATCAGATGCTCTCTTGGAGATGGCAGGGAGGTGAAATGAATAACTTCACCGGGTCTGAAGTTCAAAGTCTGTCCGGTCATGGCAGAGGAGTACGTGATGGGATATTTGTGACTGCCTGTAAGCGTACAATTCAGCGCATCTATATGACCAATATCCACCATCGGGGCATAAAGCGCATCCCCGCCTCTGGCAGCTTCCCAAAATACTCCTCTATTCAGAGTGTAGAAATCCTGAGCCGAAGAGGAGATAAAGCCACCCCAATCCCATCCTCCCATGTATGCGGCTCTCGATAACATCTTGGCGGCAGCCAAAGCATTGCGCTTTTTCCCTGTAATATTCCATCGCAGGGAGGTCATCTTGGCTACCATGGAATATACCGCACCCGCCAATATCGGCTCCTGGTGCCACATAGCATCCAGCAAGTAATCCCGGTCTGGGCCTTGGGGGAAAGACTTGGTGTACCACTTTTTCTCAGATGCCGCCAATCTGCTGACAAAATCTCGCAATACCCCATAAGTGGAATAATACGCCAACATGTTCTCGTTGTCTCTGATGTCTAGCTGGGATGAAGGCTTTGTCTCTTTGGATTCCTCCCCTGTCCCTAACTGTTTGGCCATTATCATGGCATCAATACGCTCTTCTGCCTCTTTGAAGTTTATGGGCTCTTTATTGAAGGCAGTGGCTGCTCTTTGAATTCTCTGGAATATTGTTGACATTTGTTTCCCTTCCCAGACCGTTATGTATATCCAGCAATGGTGCGCTTGGCGCACTGTCTATTCTATGTAATTCTCTTCCGTAGGAAGAGAATTATATGGAATAGACTTACTCTTGATATATACCTGATAAAATAATTTTATCCCTTATATACTATTAAGTAATTAAGGGATAAAGTAATAATATTTAATTCGCACTAGGCGCATGGGCCACGGCAGATTTTACAGCCCATTTCCCATAGTGTTTGCGTATGCGATGTGTAAATCCTCGCAAATGTCCAAGACTTCCCAGCAATTCACTTCCGGGTGCTTGCGCCCATACCATTCTACTGCCGCCAACTTGTAATCGTTGTTCGGCATACGCTCCAGGATACCTCGCAATATGTTCACTGGTGATCCAGCCTCGTGAGCCTTATAAAATTGGAGCATGTCTGCGCATTGCACCAAATACGGGTCTGTAATCCCATAGGCTCTTACTCCAGCAGTATGCGGCATCCATCGCATCTCCTGTTCCCACATCCAAAAATCCATCATGACCGTGTCGAAGTCTTCAAAATCGGTGGAGAATCCATCTGCGGGCATAACTCCGTAGTCATAGACTGTGCTATGCTTGAAGCCTTCCAGCATCCTGTTGGCTTTCTCGAAGTGCGTTTCATAGAGATGTAAGGAGGTGATGAAATAGTTTAGGCTCCCAATTCGGCAATCCAGCCAGTGCGCCATCATCATCTGCAGCACCGACCACTCAAACGTGTTGATGCCAGAGAATCCCCAAATCAGGTCTGAAGATCGTTGCGCGACACTCAGGTGGAGCATATCTTGTCGCTCAAATGGCTCCTCTGGAATCATGACCGATTCCACGTCATTCACTACGCTCCAAAACGGTCTAATGATAAACTGGAGCCAGTTATTGCACGGCACGTCTTTCGTATCCACCAGCAGATCATCCGGGTGCCAGATCATCGCAACAGCTTGTCGTGATTGGCGATCTTTCTTCAGGGTATGCAGGACGTTTTTGATTTGATCCGTTGTTACGGGCTTGAAATCGTGGAATTGGCTGTTGCTGTACGGGTATCTGCGCAGCCTTTCTCCGTATGCCGCACGCCACGTCACCCCATCGTCAGACCAATTGAGAGCGTGCGGCAAATATCCCGTCAACCATTTCGCATCATTCAGACCACTCACCACCCACAGGCTTTCAGCGATCTTATGAAAAATGTTGTCGGCTCTATGAGGCATCACATAGATTCTCTCGGCAGGAGCCAGAATAGTGAAGCCTTCTCCAATTACCTCTTTGGTTTTGGAGCCTTTGATGATGACCTCTTCTCCATCCTTTACAACTTTCTGGAGGAGATGGTGAAGTGCATAGGTAGAATTGACGAATTTATCCATTTTGTTGAACCTGTTTCCTAGCAAGTTATATTATTCAAGACGGCTATTTGCCGGATGATAATAGCAATCCCCGTCCTTCAAACCAGTCCTGATACCGATTCTCTGGGAGGTCTACAGTGCCGTATGTCTGCAGCAGTTTAGAGTACAACCGTGCATCCTCAGCTATCTTGGCAAGCCTGTTGAGTTTATGCGTATCCGCCAGCATTTTTACAGCCCAGCGGTCAAACATATTGGTGATGCCAGACCTGCGAATGGCCTCATACTCAAAAAGGTCTTCCATCTGGAATTCATTGGGCAATTTCTGCAACTTCTGTAACACTTTTCACCTCCCAGTGGGATACAACAGGAGAATCCTTGACCTCAGCCAATTCGACCTTTATGCCGCAATACGGGCACTCTGCAAAAGCCTTTTGCCCCAGCATATCAATCACGGCTGCCTCGATAACGTCTTGGCATTGCGGGCAGCGTAATCTGAACGTGGAAGAATTAGCCATTTTTCAGGTTGCCGCCTTCGTGATGCTCTGGGTCTTCCCAGTGAGTCTTGAAGTTGATGATATCATCCAAGGCTTTGTAGAAATCCCCACTGAAGGTAATTCCACGGTCATCCAGGTAGATGATCGCAGGCACTTTCATATTGGTAATCCTGTCCACGTATTCCGACATCTCATGTTCATCCAGCCATTCGGCCACGGATTGCGCAGGGGCTGCCGTAAACACCACAACAGAGTATCCCAATTCCTGAAGAGTCTTCAAGAATTCCTTGGCTCCCTCTCTAGGCGGATACATTTTACCAGTCCAGCCTTTGTAGGTGTCCAGCACGCCATTGAAGTCAATGCAGATCGTTTTGCGTGCCTTGGCATAGTCCACTTTCTGCCGACCTTTTTCAAACTTAGGTTTGTCTTCGATGCGCATAGTTATTCCGCCTCCACAAACGCCACGATGATATCGTACATAGTGACCTTGTTATCGGCATATACGATGGTGTACGCAGGATTGATGCGCAGAAGAGCCTCAACCACGGCTTTCTCCGTAACCTCAGCCCAACCTGGCGCAGAGGAGCCCATCAGCCGTCTGTCGTCAATGAGGATGGTATGGTCACGCCGGAAAGAGTGCTTGGCTATGATGTCAAGCTCCTGGAGGAGAGGCACGGCAACCTTCCCTTGCCACCCTTCTTGGACATGGCTGTCAAGCCAGATCGTTGCAATATCTTCTTGTTCAGCAACGAATCTCGGCAGATGCTCCAAGGAATCTCCCAAGGCAACCCGCACATGCGGATTCCCCAAAAACCTTTCGGTACACATGGCCCAATACTTTCCCGACACCTCAACTGATAGCGCATTTTCAAATCCGCAATCCAAAGCCTGCTGGACTGCCCGACCATCATATGCGCCTGTCTCAATAAATGTTTCGCCAGTCTTGAACCTCTTCAACAGTTCACTGGGCAGGGTCATGGATTCATTTTCCATTATCATCCTCTTCCTCTTCTTCGTTGTCAGCGTTGATGCCGTGCTCCGCCTTGCGATGGGCGTTGAAGCCTTCTTCGTCATCCTCGTCAAAAGTCTCTTCGCATTCGGGGCACTGGAGCATGTTTACCGTCTCAATCTCAATGCAGCAACTCTGGCAGGCTTTCTCCGCCTCTTTTGCCGCAAATTTATTGCAGGAGGGGCACTGATGATTGCTGCCGGTGGCAGAGCCAGAGCGGGTGAATGTTTCCCCGCAGGAGCATGTATATAACGGCTCCCAATCCCCTTCTCCTACTTGGCAGGTCTCATCGCAATCCGGGCATTTCTCCATTTCAACCAAAAAGTCACTCAAGTCTGTCATAATATTTACTCCTTACTGAATTTTAGGCATCCAATCTTATATAATATAACTTGCTATGTAACAAAAAATGCCCACAACTTATGGACACCTTTTGGATGGATTATGGACAATTTCCGGTCTAACTACCAACACCCAGGTATCGCATTGTCGTTGGCTTTCGTCATCCTCTCCCACACATTTGAGAATTCCTGAGCGTCAATCGCCTCCATATGCCATTCTCCCACTAGACGTTGCCCAGCCCACAGATTCACCTTCAGATGATCGTTATTCCCGTCAACCTTGTCCATGGTGCAGCGGTTTGCGTAAGGCATGTAATTGCCTCTGATCATATCGTGAAACATAGCCATGGCAATCCAGTAATCCTGGGCAGGGAATGAGGCAAACCAGTCGGTGCGCATGCCTTCCATAAATCCCTCGTAAAACACATAAATCTTCTTAGGAGGGTGCTCCACGTTCTGAGCCGCAACTGCGTCATTGGCGGCACCTGTCCTCACGTGAATGACGATTGGGTATTTGATAGCGCATTCCGCAACGGTCTTCATAGTCTTCGAGTAATTCATGACAATCTCCTTGTAACAGCCATATACCTTATGTATAATATAACTTGCGTATAAACAAAAGACACCCACTTGATGGGTGTCTTATTCGGGAAGAGTATTTGTATATGTTATGGTAGTATCCCATTGAACCGGGTGGCGGTATTCATCAGGTAGTTCAAGACCTCATTCCAGGTGCCTCCCTTTGGGGAGAAGGCTGTTTTGCCAATCCATGTAGCACCATCCTTTATGACAGGAATGATCCCGTATTTGTTGGTGCCGTATTTGGATTCATCCAGCTTGCACAGGAAATAGAATTTGCCTTTTTCATAGCTGTCTTTCCAGGTCTGGATTGGGCCATTCTGATTGCAGGAATCTTGAATGTCCTGAGCCTCCACGTGTTTCTTCAGACCGTGGTCAGATACCTGGGCCTTGATTTGCGCCCACAGGTTTGACGCGGATTGCGCCGCATCAGGCGGAGCAACGGGTGCGGATGGGCCCATCAGAGCCGCAATGCACATGAAAGCCACTACGATTGCCACGATGATCAAGAACCATCCAGCTAACGAATTTGTCATGTCACACCTCCTCAACTTGTTCCAAACCAGGTTTGTAATCCCAGCCCATATCCGCACACGCGGCATAAATTACGTCATCACACATAACTTCGGGCTGGCAATAGGCCATCTTCACCGTCACCCCCAGTACAGTTACCGTCTTGTCTGGGTCATCAATGTTGTGTCCGGCCACCACTCGCACCACACTACTCACCAGGTCTTCTTCGGTGCCCGCTCTGGCCTTCTTTACGTCTTCCACAGACAGTGTACGGGCCACGGCTTTCCCAAATAACTCCGCAGCCAAATCTCCAAACTGTTCTTTCAATCCCGTTATGTTATACATACATACCTCCATATTGGATTATACCTGGAATTCCAATACTTTCATAGGGTAAATTGGAAAGTGCAAAATATACCAAAAGGATTGCCGCCAATAGGAGCCAATAAGGGAGGGTATCTAGCACCCACGATATGAGCTCAAGAAACAGCCATATGAAGGCTTCCAATACTTCTAGGATACATCCCATTATCATCCCTCCTATAACGGGCCACTCAGGAATTCCCCGTGCATGATGACGTGGAAGGCTTCTGCTTTGCGGAATGCGGCAACATGCATGGCATTGGAACAGTCATACCTCTCGGCATCGGCAAATTTCTCAGTCCAATCCATTGCCGTGGCTTCTGATAAGGCTTCTTTTGTACGATAATACCGCACCCCATTTTTCTCAACACGACTCACAACCCAGAAGTCTTCCGGCTCTATGCAGTATTCTGGAGCCACGTCCAGAGCCTTGCCGCACTTGGGGCAGTATTTCGACTTCTCCAAGGTCATGACCGTCAACTCTGCCACAGGTTTATCCTCGATAGACAAGACGGTGAACCTGGCAGAGCAGTGGGGACAAGAAGTTGTCTCAAAACAATAGTTTATCATAGTTACCTCTATCTAATATAACTTGCGACCTTCCATTATTTCCCAGCCAACTTCTCAAATTCTTCGTGTAACTCCATCAAGGTCATGTCCAGGTATTTGCTGTCATCGACCTGCGTACTATTGTCGCCAAATCGCAGATTGCCTCGCAGCATATCTATGGCAGCCTCACGGGTGATTCCTCCTCCCGTCAGAGCCGTCTTGGTCACGACAAGCCTGAGCCAACGAGTTTGGAGATTCCTGGGCGTGTTAGGGTTGAATGTCGGATTCACTGGACTTCCTTGCCTTTTTCATTTCTTTGAGCATTTCTACATGCTTGGGAAAATATCTGCCCAGATCGGGCATAAAATCCACTATGCATATCAAGAATCCATCTGGATTGAGTGTTATTGTTCCGGTCTTTCCTTCCATCAATCGGACATACTTGCGCCATTTCTTGTCCTGCTCCGATATGATGCTGAGGAATGCCGGGTCATATAACGCATTGCGCTGCTTGGCTATCTCGCCAATTTCCATGATCATATCGTTCACAGTCTTGGCGTACCCAACCGGGTCTTCTTTATACTTCTCTACATAGTCCGATGCTTTCATGACATTGCTCCCAACACTACTGCTACAATTACCCCTATCCACGCAACACGCCAGAGAGTCAATAATAGCTCCTCCAGCACAGTACGATCTTCTTTCATATCGTATCCTTGTCCAGCTTCTCTGTCTCCTGAAGCTCTGCCATGAGATACTCGAAAGAGGCTTTCACGCTAGCATTCTGGGTCATGTCCGTTATGCGCCGCAGGAATTTCACCACATAGAGGTGCTGGCGTTTGTTCTGGAGCCTAAGCGCAAGAAATTTCTTTTGCAAGTGGCGCAATTCGTGCAGGTACATAAAAAACAAGATATTGGCCACCACCAGCATGACAAAGATGGTCACTACTAAGATGACTGCGATCATTTCCAGGCTGTTCATTTTTCCTCCCTGGGTAGCATATTCACTCCATAACCTCTCAGAGCAATCCACTTGTCCAAAAAGGTCTTCCCGGTGAACAATCTATCTAATCCGCCATTGTTGTCGCCAGGGTATCTTGCGTCATCTTCTTTTGGGATACCGCTTACAGTGTAAATCGTTGTCCCATAATATTTACTGTATTCAGGTCTGACCGTCACGATGATATCTGGCATCGTCATCCCGCCTTCCGAGTGAATAGAATCACAACACCTGCTAGGATAAGTATGGTCAGGCACGTTCCAGTCCCATCGTTACTCAATATGTAGTCGATGGAAAGTATGACCAGAGCAATAATCAAAAGAAAGAACAAAACGCGCAACCAGCACATAGGTCACTCCTTGGCTAATTCAATCCATCTTTCTGACCCATCGGCATAGGTAGCAATGCGCACAAGGCAGGTCTTCCCGGTATCTTCATAAAGGAACACAAGGCTGGAATATCCCGCCTGACCCATCACTTCCGGGCAATCTGGAATGACGTGCGCGGCAGGAAGAGTGATGATAATGCCGATAACGATCAGCGCAATCAATCCTACTACCACCAATAAGGCCAAACCGTCTTTGATCATAGAATCCTCCTGAAATTAGAGCGTATATCTAATATAATTTGCGAATTTACATAAATAATGCCTGAAATCGGCAGAATTTTACAACTCTTCTATGTCTCCTAATGGGAACACGGACAGCTTGGTGCCTGGAGTATAATTCACGATACTTCCTCCAGCCCGTTCAAATACCTCCTTGCACCGCTCATATCCCCGCTCCATGGAGTATAAATCTGGACAATCCCACTTCTCTCCTTCCTTCATGTACCCAGCAGAAAAGTGATTCACATCCATACCAGTCCAGAAGATGTTGGTATTGGCTGGGCCACCCGTGACCGGATAATCGTGGTCAATTCCCAGCAGCCCAACTTTGCGAAATCCAAAATAGTACACCAATTGTAGCAGGACAATCGTCACGCTGCCGCATTCCCAGACCTCTCGCAATGGGTCAACAGAGAAATCCGAAGCAATAGAGTGGAGAGGAGTACAACCGTCAATAGGCACCGAATCCGTTACAAACTTTACAGTGCGCGTCATCTTGGCAATCTCGTCACGGCTCTGAGAAGCCATATAAGGATTCACGCAAGCGTAGAAATCTGGCGCATATCGCAGGTACACCCTGTTAGAGCCAAAGGTGAAGTATTTGCGAGTCAATAGATTATAGTGATTATCAAACACTCTAGCCATAGAGGGGCCATTACCCAGCACTAGGCAGATCGGCAGGTTGTTCATGATACCTTCTTTCCAGCAAGCGATCTATTCACGGCATCGACCATAGGGTCATCGCTCTTCTTGTTCGTGCGAAGAAAAGAGCCCACCATATCATAGATCACTTGGTACGATGCTGAGTATCCATAGTTTTGCTTCAACATTTCCCGAATCTGGATGATTTGGTCATCGGTCAGTCCCATACGATTCATCATTTCCAACGCACTGGCCTCTAGCACTAAGAAACTGCGATTCATGCCAGCAGCCTCTTTCACTTGGGCCATCATATCATTCACCAGTTTGCTATTGCCCATCGCCTTCCTCCTTCTTAGAGATTACAGCATACCCCAAGGCAGCAGATACTTCGGCAACAGAGGCATCCAGCAGTCCAGAGTCATCCACGCGTGTCTCTTCCTTGCCTGGCGTCAGTTGGCCTGCCAATAACTCCAGAGCGTGCTCCCTGGACAGCTGGCCTTTCTGGTAGTATCCACGCACCACCATCAGCCGCAAAGCTCTTCCAGTAGTCTTACAGTCCATTACAGCACCGTCTCATATCCGCCAACTTGGCGTCTGGAGATTTCCATCAATTCAAAGCCATCATTGTACATTTGGGCACGGAATTCCGCAAAGCCTTCTTCTGTCCTTTCCACAGTGAAGAGCGGAGTCATTTTCACGATCTCCCTCAAGGCTTCTGAGGCTTCCAGGTACATTTCTGTCTTCATATGTATCCCAAAAGTGTATTCATACATAACGTCCATATTATTCCCCCATCAGCAAGACAGTTGAGATTTTTGTGGTAGTTTCCATCTTGAAGGTGTCGATGCGGATTTCAGCGAATTCCATCAAGCTCTTCATTTCCCTGGCCAATTCTTCAGCCGTGGACTTTACAGTGAACAGGTAGGCATCGGCATCTTTTACAGTCAACCCAGTGATCATCACGCCATAGTCATCGTTGTCGGAGTAGTTCTGGACGTACACATGGACAGACATAGCTCCCTTATCCCCAGCAATAATCCAGCAGGCTCTTACGCGGTACATAATCTGGGATTCTACAGTCACTTTTTCCGTAGGATTTTCCAGAGCCTTCTCCCCAGCGATCATCCCAGCATATGACTGGCCCATATCAATCATTGATGGCTTGGCACGACTTTCCAGCGCATTCACTTCCCAGTCACCATCTTTTTTATTCATCCCTTCCTCCTATTCTACAATATGACATTCATCATCCCAGATCGTCACGACATCATCTTGGAGTAGGAGCGTGTCTGGCCTAGTCTCCATGAATCCATTTACATACACCATTCCAGTCATGATGGCCACTCTCAGCATCATTTCAGCCACGTTTGGGTTCATCTTCTTTACTGCCTCTAGCAGAGTCATAATCACTTCCTCCATTCTACAAGTCTATCTAATATAACTTGCCCGTAAACATTTTTCCAGGACTAAATTACAACAGCTCCACCAGATGATCCACCATCCCAGAAGGCCAGGCATACAGCACTTCCATAGTCTGGCGATCTTCCTAATCGGCTCATTATGCCTTCCTTCGATTCCAGGGCAATATAGCCATTAGACAGCACTTCATATTTCGGCGTGGATAAGTCCAGCACTAGCTCCTCCACAGGCGGCAGCATGGAGTCGAATCCATTACGTGGGTCAAGTAATTCCCGGACATTCCACCACATTGCAGCACGTACATTGGCAAACCGCAATTCCTTGGAACGATCTGTAAAAGAGGTTTTGGCAGATACCGTAATAGGACGAATATTTGGCACATCCTTCTCTCTAAGCATATCCACCACGCCGGCAGCCAACCCTCCATCCATTTCTATGTTCAAGTAATACCCTCGCAGCATTCCCAAGAGGTATCCAGCAAGAGATGTAGTTGAAAGTTTTGAGAAATAGTATAGATCAGTAATGGCCAATGCTACCCTTTTGGCAACCACGGTTTTGTCAGAGCCATACCGCGCAGGGTCTACTCCAAGCACTCTTCTTCCATACAATTCTTTTCTATGCTTGTTCCAATCCTTCCAACGCTCTGTAGCAGATCGTATCCACGACAAAGGTATAATACCCTCTTCACTCTGATCGGCAAACTCTCCCAATACTCTATTCTGGAATATAGGAGAATCCTTACCCCACTGTCTTTCCCTCTGGCGTACCCAATCAGCACTAATACGTCCTGCTCTTATGGCTTCTTCTATGGTCACGTGTCTAGTGACCCAATCCTCGTAACCTTGTTTATGGGAGTGTATGTCATAGAATTGGCCACTTGGATCACCAGGAGTAGATATGGCAAAAGCAAATGCTTTATCTGGAGTGGTGGATTGTTCTTGGTCACTTCTGTATCTTCCACGTCTTGTTTGGTCAGTGTTGGAGAGTATGGATACTTGGTCAGCAGTAGTGTTGCTGGATGCTCTTGGAGTGGTGTACGTGGGGGGATTCGTCAACGTCTCTACACTATTTACACCACTCTTTTCTCCCACTATACGCTCCACCATACTATCCCCATCATATAATACCCCACTATATAATGGCCCACTATTAGCACTCTCTATTAGATCGCTTTCCCTCTCTATAATCTCCCCTTCCTCCTTCCCTCCAATTCTTTCCTTTACGCTTTTTGCTTCTCCTATTGTCTCCGCTCTTCTCATCCTTTCGCTATCTTCTCCCATTTCTATCCACTTGGCTAATTTGCTGGAATTTACTGCTGTTCTTTCCTCTGGAGGAATTCTGGGAATTCTAATTACTCTAGCTTTTCCGAAATTGTTTGCCCATGCTTTTCTTCCTTCCTCTATTCCATCCTGTAATAATGGATTTCTGATTAGGTCTGGAAGTCCATCAGTAAGTTTACTATTTAGTATCTTAGCATTGCTGAACGCTCCTTCTACTGCATTCCACGTATTCCTGGGGATTGCTTTGGCTTCATCGAATATGTAAAATAAGAGCCTTCCATGCGCTCCTTCTATGGTATTATGATCATCTGATGCTACTGCAAAAGCCTCTATTGGGGATTCTGCTTGGTTTTGGATTTTGATGGAAAGGTTGAACAATTCTGTTCTCTGATTATATGGCTCTCTTCCGATTATTCCCCAGTCCAAAAAGCTGGATATTTTATGGACTTCGGGCCATAGATATTTCTCCAACTGTCTCCAGGCTGATGCTGTTGTAGGTATCTTCGCATCTTCCTCTGCTGTCAATACTGCGTGATGGACTAAAATGCTGGCAAGGTATGTCTTCCCTAATCCGTGTGGGCCTCTTACAGCTACTCTGTAAACTCCACTGTCGAAATATCCAAGTATCTCTTCCTGGTAAGGAGTCAAGGACTGCCCATGCCTTCCCAGCACGTCATACGCAAATGCTATTCTATCATTCTGGTAAGCTCTTTGGAATCGCTTATGCTGGCTTGATCCTGTAACCTGGATGGAAATTGACCTGGCTAATTCTGCCAGGGAATTGGGCGTGGAAAGACCGTTCATATTCATGGTTTATAAGTCTCCTCAATGATAATATAGTACACCCCTGGAATTGATGTCCTTTCCAGGGGTGTTATACTTGGAGTATGGGACAGGATGTACTTTCCAGGTCAGTAGCAATCCCGCTTATATATACTACTGACGCGTCAATTCCTTCTCCTGGCTGTGGTTTTTCCGGCAGAATCTCTAATATGCAAAATACGATCTATTCTTGCATCACTTGCCGATCTGGTGGAGGTATTCATGCGGCTCAATCTCTCAAGTGCCTCTTCCCTAAATGCCAAGTAAGCCCCTGCTGGTACATCATTGGATTCATCTAATAATAAATCATACTTTCTTTTCAGTTGTCCTACCTTGGCAGGAGAATCCGCCTGGATAAACTCTAGCCGCACTTTTGGGAATCTGGCTGCGTATCTCCCTATTGTATCTGCATCGTATTTCTTGGTGCCAATAATTGGAGTATGTTCTGCTGATCCTTCTATTACTGCCGCACCTCCTCCTCCTCCTCCTCCTGAATCAGAAGAGCCTCCTACCTTTCCAGGTCTGCCATCGTGACCGAAATTACCTGAACCTTGCCCGCCTTTGAATGTCAAAAAGCCTTTCATGATGATTTTCCTCATTTTTTCATAAGCTCTGCCAAAAATCCTTTGGCATTTATCAATTCATAACCGCTGGCTGTAAAGCCTTCTGAATGCTTACGCTTGACTATATTTACGAATCGCTCTGCGTCAGTGGCTCTCATGCCATATGCTCTTGCTATACTGAGTGCGCGTGTCTTCACTATGTTCGGTTTATGGCCAGTCAATGCGTCAAAATCCTCTTTCGAGTAAGAGCCTTTTTTGATACTCTCTATGGCTTTATTCCAAGATTCTTGTACTCTTTGATTATGGGAGGATTCTCCTTGTAACTTCATAAAGGCTTTTACAGCCTCTGCTGGAGAATCCGCTAATGGGCCTTGATTGCCTTCTTCGTCAACAGACCATTTATTGGCTGCGGCAAATCTTCCATTCCTAACTGTAAAGCCTTCTTCAGTTACCTCTTCTGATCCAGCCCATAATGGTTTACTGGAAACTGATCCATAACCTGCTCCGCCTTTGTCTGCGGCATAGCTGCCGCCTATTTTCCCAGGCCTTCCAGCGTGATTGAAATTCCCAGAGCCTGGGCCACCCTTGAATCTTATTATCATGTTGGATTCTTTCAAAGTATCCCCAGTAACATATTTGGCAGATAAGAATTCTGCTGCAGTGGCTTCTATGGTTGGCCCATCCCATGAGCTAGAAGACCATACCATTTTTGACGGCACATTGAATTTGTTGATATCGTGCATTTTTTGTAGCCTTCTAAGAGTGCCCCTATCTACATGCCTAGATTCCACATAAACCGTGTCGCCGAATTGTCTGACTCGAATAGCACCTGAATTGAATATGGCATCCCACCCCTTTGTCATGTCTTCAGAGGCTTCCGCATCTTCATAGGCTTTCGCAAACTTTTTCGCCATGGCTTTCGACATGCCAAATATTTCCGGCTTTTCCATAGCAAGGAATGCACCAGGATGATCGTTTGATCCTCCTCCGAATTCATCCGTGATATCTATCAGCCTATCGTCTCCAGATATAAAATACCCACGCATTTGGCTTTTTGCGGCACCTAGAATCTTGAAAGGTATCTCATCAAGTGATTGCCTTTCCTCTTTCAAAGGCTCTGCGGATACTTGCGGTGTCGGCTTTATCTCTGACGATTCTACAAGCACCCTTGTAGTTGTCCACGATGCTCCGATAGTATCTGTAGACACTCTTGATCCCAATTCTCCCATTTTACCATATTTATACCATCCAACTTTGACGCTGTCTCCATTCACGCTCAATATTTCGCCATAAGATATGTTGCCAGATTTCGCTGTATATATGACTTTCGCTCCAACTTTTGCATTGGATGCAGACAATGCTTCGGATTCAGGCGCACTCCCTCCAACTTTGCCGGGTCTTCCAGCGTGATTGAAATTACCTGATCCTGATCCGCCTTTGAGTCGAATGATTATGCGTTGTTTCTCCTCTTTCCAAATATATTCCATTCTATTGCGCTCAAATACCTCGACACTTTTCACTTCGTCAATGCGCTCTATTTCTATGGTGCCGAGTGCTTTGGGGAAAGTCATGCCCCATACCCATAAAGGCTCTGGCAATTTACCTCTATGGTACAATTTCTTCACCTTATTGAAGGAGCGCATTACATCACTGGCTTTCAACTGCTCTCTAGGTATGTAGGCTTCTGCTGTCTTAGTGTATAATACCCAAGTGTCTTCTTCCTCTTCACTGTGATAGATCGTCATAGCATCAGACTTTTCCATCATAATCTGCTGCAATTCGTCATTCTCGTGAATATTGTTATCAAGAATATATCTGGCCTTGTCTAGCTCTTCAGGAGTGAATTGATCTTGATGAGCCAACATATATCCAGCAGCAGACTTCGTATGCCTTACCGCAAATACTTCTTGAGTAGGGTCATTATCATACACCCTTCCTCCTCTTGCTATGCTCCCATCGGGAAGCATCATGAAGGAATCTGTTTTTGTCGGGTCATCTTTCCATGATGAATACTCCGAATAATTCAGCTTTTCTAGTCTTTCCCTATCCGCTTCTGGAATGCGCTCAAGCACTTCTTTGGGTAGATTAGTGCCGCCAACAGTCGATGATCCGCCAACTTTTCCAGGTCTTCCTGCGTGTCCAAAGTTTCCACTACCTGGGCCACCCTTGAATCGTATGTAGGCACCTGATTGCTTTATTCTAACGATACCGCTTGCGTGAACAAATGCTCTATTTGCGGTCATGAATTCCTGATAAGTCACGGATGTGCCAGACACGTAAGAATCTCCAGTGCCCCACTTCTCAATCGTTACATCCTCTATGCCTTTCAGACCTAATAGAGCCTGCTGGCATGCGTGAAGTTTGGCAGTATCGAAGTTGAAAGCCTCTATGTATAAATTACCTGGGCCACTTCTTGCTTTACCATATGCCACCCGAATAAGCTGCTGAGACTTTATTGCCGCCTGCTCAAAATTCGTATATGAAGCATTTACGAATGGTTTTATGGCTTTTCTGAATTCTGGATTATGCTTCATGGCTTCTAGTGCTATACCTTCGTGTCCTTGACCCCATTCTGGCATATAATCCGAATCCTCAAACGTCAAAGCCTTCCCATCAAGAGTGATAAAAGCCTGAATACCTCCAGACGTATATCCTTTGCGCGTGTCAATTACTTCCTGTAAGGAATTGTATAATTTCAAGTTTGGCCCATATCCGCCTTTACCTGGCGCAGAGCCTCCAACCTTGCCTTGTCTTCCAGAATGTCCAAAATTACCACTTCCACGTCCACCTTTGAAATAAATAAGCGCAGTATATTCCTTTCTACGTTGATGGAAAGTACGCGGATTTATGAGCACTTCTTGTTCGTAATTATCCCCGACAACAGGAGCCATATACATTATCATGTCACTGCGTTTGAATTTTCTCTCGTGAATCGTCACATTTTGATTCGTCTGTCCTCTAGCCATAAGTGAAAAACCATAAGCCATAGACGCGGCAGACGGCACTGATCCCAGACCTGAATATGTAGCAAATGTCTCCGCTGCCAATTTATTTAGGCTCCAGGAGAATCCTTCAGGTGATCCGCCTCTATATAACGTTACTTCTCCATTTTCATCCCAAGGAAGTTTATCCAAAGTCTCTTGAGCCATCTTATGCGCCAATGGGTTATTTCGTATCATTTTCATCATCTTGAATACGTCCCATTTCGTTGCATGATCTCTGTATTTCCAAGCAAGTTGCGTCAGTGGTTGATATCCCCCCATTGATGGAAATTTCTTTTCATATCTGGCGTCAATCTTGGCCTCGTTGGAATCTTCCCATTTTGCGGCTTTCTTCATAGCATCATCCACACTCGTGGCGTGAACCATATGGTCATTTTCATGCGTGTACTTCATAGAAGTGCCGCCTATGTAGACTGATCTATCATCTTTGTGATTGAGCTGGGCCCACCTGTTAGTCTCCACCTCGTATAAATCGCCATCGCCATATTTCGTCACGGTATAAACTTGCACGAATCCATTGGGCAAATCTCTGGTGTATATGGTTGATTCTTTGCCTCTTCCGAATGGCAATTTCATAGAGGAGTGTTCAACCTTATATCTTCCCATTATCCCTATATTAGTGGCGGCAGAGGAGCCTCCAACTTTTCCGGGTCTTCCACCGTGCCCAAAATTGCCGCTTCCAGCACCACCCTTGATTCTTATTATGGCTGATTTCATGGCTCATTTCCTTGATCGTTTTATAGGTATATTTACTCATTCTTAGTATAAAACACGCCTAGAATGACAATTTGTCCACTCTAGGCGCATTCTAGTGAGCATGCCGGTATTACTTTCGCACCCAGATCGTATTCAATCCATCTACGTGCACCTTGACATAAGGATATGCGTTCATGAAAAAGTTTATAGCCTCTGCATGAAAAGACTTCCGGCTGTCTGAATTCCCCTCGTGAGTCTCCACGATTATCATTTGCGGATACCAGTACAATACGTCAAAGCCTTCTAGCACCTGAAGCTCTGCGCCTTCTACATCAATTACCAGCAAATCAAATTCCGGCTTCCAGCCTTCATCTGCCAGGGATTCATTCAGCGTTATGCAAGGCACCATGATAAACTTCTCTGGGTCATACTTCTCTCCCCAAGGAGATTTATCGACTGTCTCTTGATCTATGGTAGGATTCCCATTGACCCATAATTTCACTGGGCCATTTACGTCACCGACTGCCTTCTGAATGACCTTGACATCGTGCTGGGCGTGAGTCGCAGCGCATTGCTTGGCCAGGTCTTCCATGGGCTCAAAGTACAAACCTTTCCAGCCAATCTTTGCCAATCCCCAAGTATTGGAGAAAGAATACCCGTCATGCGCTCCAACCTCTACAAAGGAGCCTTTGGCCTTGCGCCCAAAATGCCTCTCGAATATGAGGTCAATGCCTTGGAGTTGGCAGCTGTCCGATACTGGATAAAAGTTATTCATACTCCTCCCAATAATCCATAATGACAAGGGGCAGGTATATGTGATTCTCGTAACAATACCAGCGATTACACGTGACGATTGGCAAAATGAAATCATCCGTTGGCTCTGGAGTCGGCTCAGGTGCCGGGTCTGTGGGATATGGGTATGCTTCAGAAGTGGCTGTGGGCTCTTCCTCCTGCGCGGATACCTTGTCAGCATCCCACGGTATCCGGGCAGTGAGTAATATGAGCACATATACAATTACCACGCAAACGGTAATCTTTATGCGAAGCATGGCCATTTTAGAATTGTTCATTGTGTTCCTCTTATTTTCCCTTTTTCATGCGATAACTAGATGCTTCAGCAGAATAAGGTCTTGCGCCGATTGAATATAAGGTATCCACGGCATTTTGATGCGACATCTCGTATGTTTCTATTTTAGGCATTTGTTTTGAATCCCTGTTTTTGATCAATACATTCCATTTGACGGTTTTGCCATCGCTGGATTGTATAGATGCTGTTCCATACAGATATTCTCCAAAATCCTTAGCATTTACTGCGGTATTTCTTACCGTGAATTTGGCACCTTGCTGCACTTGAGAAGACAATTGCGATCTGGATAATTGCTCCTCCAATTTCAATCCGCCTGGGGCAGCTTGCTCATTCCTAGCTCTAACTGCCGCAATGCGCGGATCATTGGCGCGCAAGAATTCATCCCGCTCATTTATCAATTTGGCATATTCGTGGTTGGCCTTGTTCGCTTCCATTTGGGCCTGTAAAGAGCCTTTGCCGCTCTTAGGATATGCCTTGGCATTGAGTTTTTGCGCAACTTTTTCAGCCATGGCAATCTTGGCTTGATATTCGTCTGCGCGCTTGTCAACTTCGGCTTGGGTCATGGGCGTTGACGCACCACCCCCACCTCCAGCGTCAGAGGAGCCTCCAACTTTTCCCGGTCTGCCGCCATGACCGAAATTTCCAGAGCCTGCCCCGCCTTTGAACGTCAAAAAGCCTTTCATGATAATTCTCCTTTGCCGCCACGTATGGCTTTGCCGATTCTCTTGATAATAGATACCGCCTTGACCAAAATGATCATCAACCACGCATCTTGATAGGCTATGTAGCCAAATCCATTACCATCATCTATCCATAACCATACGTCACCACCGGCAATTCCCATAACTTTGACAATATCGCCAACCTTCAACTTGCGCAATTCCGCAAATTCTTTGCCTGGGCCAGATCGTACTCTCAAACCTTTCCCCTCCTCCGTGACTTGTACCATCATGATGACGGTCTGAGAAGGCAACTTGTCCACGATCATATTTGTAGGATTGACAGTGGTGGTGATCGCTGGGCCAGTGCGCACTTCAAAGTGCAGGTGCGGGCCAGTTGAAAATCCGGTATTACCAGAGTATCCAATGACCTCACCTGCTTTGACAGATTGACCTGTCTTTACAGCAATCTGGCTGAAGTGTCCGTAAAGGGTTGTCCAGCCACTATCGTGCTGTATTCTGACGTGAAGTCCATAACCGGCACGCGGATTGGCTGCCGTGGCGGTATCTAATTCAGCACGAGTGACAACGCCATTTGCTGCGGCTGTAATTGGCGTACCTTCCGGGCACCCCCAATCCAGTCCCATATGACCTTTCGTGCTAGGATACCATTCAGGATGTTCGCCATACCCCTGAGAAAGCGGGTATACTTTGGGAAGAGGTCTGAGAAGTTTCATTTGCGCTCCTAGAATTCATAACTCAATTCAAAATTGACGTGCTTTACACCGCTGGCTGTCCATGCACCGTTGTATATATTAGCGTAACATCCAATCGTTGCTGAATTCGGGCCAATCCAACAACGCCCAGCGGCAGTCATATTTACGCCATTATCTACCATGCCCCAAGTCGTGACTCCCCAATATCCTTCGGTTATATTGGCAGACGTGATTGGCGCAGTGATGGAAATTCCTGTGGTATTACTTACTGAAGCTCCAGCCTGTCTCACCGATACAGTGACTGTTCGTCCATGAACCTTGAAACGATAGCGGGCACTTGGCGGTACAGTACTCCATCCAGTAAGAGTAGGTGTCCAGTTGAACCAATCTGGAAAGCCAAAAGGATTCTCTGCGTGAGAGAAATATGCTGCCGATATAGCCGCATTTGCGACTGTGTAATCACTTCCCGCCTGTAATCCAACAACCGTCCCAGAAGGAACGTATGGAGCAATAGATGTGACATAGAAATATTTTGTCGTCCCTCCTTGGACAATGGCAAATTTATCGCCTTTTTGCAAAGTGTATTGGAGAGTGCCTGGGCCAAGAATAGAGTTTGCCGATACATAACTACATGCCCCATCAACGGTCACCCACCCAGTGGGTGCCTCTCTATATTCCCAATATGGATTCGATACTCCGCTGATCAATGCTTTGCCGTCAACTCCAGCACCTACCAATTTAGTGGGCTCTCCTCCTGGCCCACCATATATCATATCACCTGGGTCTGTAATTACTGAAGGCAACTCCAGAGAATAAGGTATGACGTATCCCCAAATTTGCAAGGATACATCCATTGTTCCTGCGCCAGTTGCTTGTATTTGATAATAGATGTCCCCATTATCGTCACAAGGCACTAATATGGTATGAATCGTATATGCGTCATTGGCTATACCTGCCGCTCTTACTGCTGGCCCAATATTGGCGGTATTGTTGGGAGAAAGAAATAATACAGGATCACCTGCAGCACTTCCACTGTCCCTGATCGCTGCGCGTATCAATACGGCACGGATACCCGCTGGGGCACCAAAGGTTGCAGATAGGTCAATCAAGGTCTTGGCTGTAGTACTGAATGCATCTCCATCAAATGATGTAGACGTAAGAGGGGATTGGAGCATCACTAGATTCTCTGTAGGAGCACCTGTGGCGGTATCCATCCAGTATCCCCAAATTTGCAGCCACATATCTAATGTTCCTGCCCCAGAGGCTTGCAACTGATAATAAATATCCCCATTCTCATCACAAGGAACAACGTGTGTATATCTCCCATATCTATCATTATAAGGCGGGCAGGTGGACGATTGACCAAGATTTGCTGTACTATTTGGACTGAGTACGACAAAATTGTCAGTCGTTGCTGCCGCACTGTCTCGGATAGCCACATAAACCAACACTGCTTTTACTCCGGCAGGCACGCCAAATACTGTCGAAAGGTCTATTTTTGTTTTAGCAGTAGTGCTGAAAGCATCCCCATCAAATAATGTGGACGTGAGAGGAGTCTCAAGAGGAATGAAATTGCTATCAGGAGCGTCAGAATTATCCCCAAGCCAATATCCCCAAATCTCCAACTTCACGTCCATGGTGCCGGCACCTGATGCTGCTATTTGATAATAGATGTCCCCATCTCCATTACAAGGCACAACGTGCGTGCCTCTAGCTCTATAATCATTGGCTAGTCCTGCGCACGATTCCATTATGCCTACGCTTGCCGCATCTGTAGGAGCCAAAAATATGTAGGTATCGGCACTAGCACTTCCACTGTCCCTGATTTCCGCTCTAATCAGGACGGCTTTGATATTGGCTGGAGTGCCAAATACTGCGCTCAAATCAATCAAGGTCTTTGCTGTTGTGCTTCTCGCATCACCGTCCCAAGATGTTGAAGTCAGAGGAGCCTGTAATTGTACGAAATTAGAGCCATAGATGGCAAACCAAGAAGGGTCTATCAAACCATCTGCCCCAGCTTTGGGGATTCCCCCTGCGACTGGAGCCAATACGGCAATTTCATCTGCTCCTTCATCCTGATGCGTTGTAGCATGCGCAAATGGAGTTGTTAACCAATAGTCTCCATCATACATCAATATATCCCCAGGCTGCCTACCTGAAGCATTTATGTCGTTCAAATCTGTCGTGGTTATTGTATCATTTGCCCATTCTGACCCATTATATCTTAGGTATTGCCCATCAGATACAGTACTCACATCCACATCTGATAAAGAATTCAGCGTGCCTGCCTCATCTATCCATATGCCCAAAGTCGCATTGTATCTGAGCATACTGCCTTCAACTGGGGAGGTCGTAAGGACATCTTGTAAATAATTGAGACGCAACGCAGGAAGGACATTTACATAAATAATGCCTTCAGTGGCATGGGCATAAACGCACATCCCAATGCGTACTGAAGAATTCGGAGCATCTGGCTTGGTACTCGTCATCTCTCCAGCTGTTGTAGCGGAAAGATACACCGTTGCGCCTTCTGTTAGATGAGCCGTATTCAGTCCACGCACGTATCCAAATGTAGTAACATAGCCATTATTTCCATTTGCTATATCTTGCGTGAGCAATCCCAATGTCCTTCTGGCTAACTCTGCGTCATTCGCAATCCCATATGCTATTGTAGGACGTTGCCCAGAGGCACCCGTAATGCGCACAACTTTTCCATCTAACAGCGTGCCGCCTGTATCATTTCTACATCGTGCGAATTGCTCTTGTCCGATCTGTAATACTACTCCACCGCTGCCAGGTACTCCGAATTCCAAAGTGCCGTCAGTAGGATTCCAATTCAGTTGCCCCTCTGCGTTGCCTCCAGCGTAAGCCAAATCAAATTGAATATCCGATGCATGCACTGTCCCGTGTAAATAGGTATCTACTATGGAATCATTCCCAAGATTTACGGTATTAGAGCCTTGACCGACTGCATCTGCCCCAATGACAATTTCGTTTTGAGCATCTTCGGCACTAACTTTTACATTATGTCCAATAAATACTCCGTCATCAAAATCCAATATTGTGGAATCATCCGCCTCGTATCTGGCGGCATCTACACCGATGACAATATTGTTATTACCTTGTCTCAAATTTCTGGCGGCATCGGCTCCTATGGCTATGTTGTTGTCTGCCGCACCACCTAGTGCTCCGGCAGCGGACAACGCATCAAATCCCAACGCAGTGTTGTAGTTTACTCCTTCTGCGTATTCCATTGCGCTTTTGCCAAGAGCCGTGTTGCCGTCCCCAACTGCCAACCCAGTCAACGCATGATTCCCTAGCGCAGTATTATCAATCCCAGTATTATCCCTTCCTGCGCTCCTCCCCACGGCTGTATTACCTGTCCCGGTATCTACATCAACCCCAGCATCCACGCCCAATGCGGTATTCTCGTCACCTGTATAACCAATCAAATCACTTCCACTTCCGGCACCGAATTCAACCCACGCAGTACCATCCCACCAAAAATAATTCTGGGTGTCTGTCTCGTAAAAGGTCTTGCAAGGAGAATCCGCTGGAGGAGTGAATGATAATCGTTCAGCGTTTGTACCTATCCATAATGGTTGGGCGTGTTTACGAATCATTTATGGCAATCCTCCAATGGTGTATCCGCCAATAGCCACTCTTGCAAAATAGTCCTTGGCCCATGTATCTACTGCCGCCACAGATGCTCCATAAGGAGTAACGTTGTTTGACGGGTCACGCACATTGTCATTGAGCCAGTATTGGTGAACCGGGTCGCAGGAACAAGGTTCAACCGGCATAAGGGTATGCGCCAATCTGCAAGTCTGTAAATCCAATACATCGCTCTGATTCTCCCCAGCAACATAGTGGAACACAACTTTTTCATAGTGATGGTGACAAGCTCCATCTAGTATCCTGGATGGCACGCCATCTGTCCAGGTTGCTGGATAGGCTCTGATGATCGCCAATCGGCTGTCCGTGATTTCCCCGTATCCGGTCTGTATGGAATAGGTGAAATTGGCAGAGCATTCTCGATAGTGAAACTCAACTCCTTGGGCTGGGTCTATGTATTCCCGCTTCAATTCCAAAGTATCCAGCATAACTGAATCATCATAATAGTCCAGGGAGTCTTCCCGGTCATCTAAATAGTCTGGGTCAACAATTCTGGCTCTGGGTATTCTAGCGGTAAGGATTCCACCTGAGATCGTGATGGATGTAGGATTGACAATCTGGTCTGTCCCAGGTTTATAGAAGACGGCTTCACGCGTATCTGTAAAAGTCACCGCCTGGGTAATGTAAAGAGGGTCAATGATGTTATCGTAGATGTCGCGCAAGGCAAGCGCAACATCAGCCACGTCCACCGTCACCATCTTCCCTATGGCATATAATTTCTTCCAGGCCAAGATATGGGGATTTTTGGTGTTGAAATCCGCCTCATCTCCCAAGGCTGTTCGCTGCAGTTTGAAATTCAGCTGCTGCTCTCGAATGGATTGGGCCTGAGCCAAAAATCTTCCCAAATTCTCTCTTTCGCTCTGCTTCCAGATCGTTGAGCATTGATAATCGTTGCCTTCAGTCGGCTTGTTCAGCCCGTTGAAGGCATTGATGGGAAGTCTCATCAAAACTTGGTAACGATCTAAGTGGAGCATGATAATCTATCCTTTCAGCGTAACACGCTTGCGGCGCATCGTAGTGGGAGGTGTCTGTTTTTTGGCTCCTCCTTGTTTCAGGTTCAATTCGTCTGGAGTCTCTTTGTCGATAATCGAGTGAGCCATCATCCCTAGCTTCCTCAATATATACGGGTCTTCTTTGGGCAATAGGCCATCATAATTCGTCCCATCCCACCACTGCGTGAAGATGTCTCCATCCTGACCTATGTCTACGATTTCACCGTGGATAAGAGCCTCATTCACCATATCCGCTTCAGTTGCCATATTAGCCAAACGATTATGCGTGAATAAGTACACCAATGGGCCATTTTGATGGTGGATTGTCATTATCCGGTCTTCCGGCTTTACGTGCTCCATATCTACAACATTTGGCCATACGCCATCCCAAGTCTTCATAGTGACTCCTATTTTCTTTCGTAATCAATCCATAAATCCGGCATAGCACTTCTTGGGTCAAAGACAGTTGCCTCATTATTCAGCAAGGCTGATCCATAATTACCCAATCTGATACCTTTGGGAGCGTATAATGAGTGATAGCCGTAGTTTTTGATTTTATTATACCCATCCCCGCTGGTACATCCGTTCAGCCCAACCCCAGGACACGTGTCTGTTCCCAAATTGAAAGTCTTTCCAGCTGCGATTTTCAAGGCAAATATAACACCTCTTCCCATACCGCTGGAGAATCTTCCACTGACGTATTGAGCCACTTTGCTGGGCATAGTGGATGAATATACTCCTGATCCTAGCATAGTGCCTGTAGATTGAATATCTATTCGGAATCCAGTGGCTGCGATTCTTCCGGCAGCCCAGTGACTAGTGGCGTGAAAAGGTATCTTGGATGCGTACTCATTATCATGATCTTTTACAGCCCAATCATATCCCTCTCTCACCTTCTTGGAGGGTGCTACATAGAATATTTCATGAATAGTGCCAGGCTGTCCGTGATGAAGCTGTGTTCTGTCCCATATCTTATCAAACATAGCCGTCATCTTGGGCTTCTCCGCAGAGCCGTCTGCGAGTGCGGTATATTCGTGATAATTCTTTGGCTGCTGTACTGGAGCGGATGCGTGATGCTTTTGCCAAGCATTTATGCCCTGATCCAAATAATTATCCCATTGCATTCTGGCATCGGCACTTCCCCAATTTATGTCGTCATATCCTATATTGAAGGTATTCAATCCCGCTCTTCTCAAGTATTCATTATGTAATCTTATGGGAGAATTGCTATCTGTATTCAGCGTGTTTATCTTCCATACTCTATCAAACACCTCTGTCATACCTGTTCTATTGGTTTGCGGCATATTCAAATAGGTAAGAGTGGCAAAAGTCATGCGTCCATCTGGTTTCACCGTTTGGAACATGGCACTGGCTGCCTCTTGAGCCTTCATTATGTCAGATACCGTGGAATAATTCGATTGCAGCGCAATTGACATCTTTCCTGAGAAGGAGAAATCCTGAGACCTCCCCATGACTCCAGCGACTTGCATATAAAATCCTTTGTCGCCATCAGGGAAATACCGCTCAGTTTTATTAGAAGAGCCCAGCAAGGCAGGCCTGCGGGCAATCATATCCTGATGGAAACTCTGGAATTGCGCTATTGTCTCCTTGCCGGAATCTATCAGGCGCAAATGATCTTCCACTTCCACCCGCTCTGCTTTTGTCATTCTGGCCCATCGGGTCACTGTTGATCCAGATTCTCCATACACAGGCCACTTACCTTCGGCAAGAGCCGTCCTGTATGCTCCAACCATCTTTCCTATATAAATGGATTCGTCTTGCATAAAAGGCACAGGCTCTGGCGCATCTAGGTTGTGCGCTATCCCATTACGATTGGCAAATACCTCATTATCCCTCACTACCTCCATAAATTCCCCGTATTTCTTAGTAATTGCGTCAGTAGATTGAGCTAATTGAGAATATCCATATTTTCTGGCCTTGTGAGTAAGGTCATTCAATCCAGTGATTTGAAATCCTGCCGTAGTGTCTCTGTCATCTCTGATAGTTTGCACTTGCCATGGCTCAAGATTGTTTATGTCCCAATCTGGATACCGCCTTGCCGCATCGGCAGCTGAATATCCCCAATTGGCTTGGGCTCTTTGTCTTTGTCCTGCTAATTCTGCATTGCGCGATTCTATATAAGCACGCGCATGATCATCTGCCGTCCCTAGCAAAGCAGGCACAGTTTCCAAATCGTACTTTCCTGTATATTGCGGGTCTTGAGGATACTTGGCGTGCACTTTGTCAGGTATAAGTGGACTTCCGAATCCATAATCATTCGCAGGAGAGGCATATGAATTTACATCCAAAAATCTTCTAGCTTGATCCATATGATCCATATAATTTATCCCGGTATTGTACCTGGATTTATTGGGGTCATCGGTCTTGCCTTCGGATTCTAGCCACCGGATATACTTTTCAGAAGGTTCATCAAGAGCCAGCAGGCCTGTCTTGTCGGCAAGGTCTTTTATCTCCTGACTAGACATATCATACAAGTCATCCGAATTGTACTGCCTCAGAGAATCCCTATCCACTAACACATTGGCATATTTCCCGCCTCTGTACTGAGTCTGCTGAGGAATGGAAATTGAGCCGGGCACCGTAGTTTGCGCCACCATTGCATCATATTCAGCATAGGCTGCGGCTCTGGCTGCTTTGGCTGCTGCCAACGCATCGGCATCCGATAATCCCGCCTTCTTGGCGGCAGTTTTGGCTTTGTCATAGGCACGTTGACTGTGGTTGAATCTATCTCTGGCAGCAAACCACGCAGCATCGTGGACAATCGGTGCTCCGCCTTTGGGAAGTGATCCACCAGTCTTTCCGGGTCTTCCTGCGTGACTGAAGTGACCGCTTCCAGCTGTTCCTGCTTTGTAAACAACCACGAATTTCTTGGCCATGATAATATCTCTCCTTATAATATAACTTGCGCCTAGACACTTCCAGCAGGAAGATCATATATTTCACTGGGTCGCATGTCTGCGGATACATCACCGCCTAGTCGTGACGCAAGCTCCTTTGCCGCTCTTGTACGCTCTGCCGGGTCTGGTATATATTTCATGAGAATATCCGCCACCGTGGCTCTCAGATATAGCACCTGGGCTGCGGTCAGAGCATTTCGGCTCTCAATCCGGCTCATCTTTTCCACTAAGTTGCCCAAAGAGCCTATCAGGTTCAGGAATCTACCCAACCACACCCCATACATATCATCATTAGGGTCTGGGAATTTCTCTTGGAATTCCTCGAATATAGCCTTGGAGAATGCCAATTGTTCTGTGAGGTCTAGCAACTTTCCACGATCTTGATTCAAATATTTATCAATTGATCCAGCAAGACGGCTCTTGGATACCGTGGCATATTTTCCGTGAGATATTGCAGGATTGTCACTTGCGGCTCCTCCGTGAAACGCGCAAGCACCTGTCCCGTTGTGCCAAGTCTTATATCCGGCTGGATTGCTGCAGCGCATGTCGGGTTGTCCGTGAATTACTCTGAAACATAATGGCTTTTCTATATCTTCTCTTCTATCTCTAATCCAATAAGTGCGCCCACCAGGGGTGCCTTCCTCCTCTCTCAAATCTGATTTCCTGACGCTAGAGAATTTTATAGACATGACAATCCATTATTCCTTTTCTTCTCTTTGTAATACTCTCATCTCTTCCGGCTTCCATTGAGGCACCTGTCCGGCATCTATAAGTTGCTGGACAAGGGTATCTATCCCCTCAAGCAAATATTTCACATATTTTTCATACCCAGCTATGGTTCTTTTCATAACTCGTATCTCCCTTTCCATACTGGATATTCTATCCTCTAACGGCTTCACCAAAGTCATGGCAGTTTGAGAAATTTTCTCAGCATAATCCGCTTCCTCTTTCTTAGCAGATGCCTTCTCTTTGCGTCTTCCCAAGGCAAGAGTTACAATACTCAGAATAAAGGATATTATGGCAATAAATAGGGGCACCAATACCTCTAGGATTTTCATTGACGATTCTTCCATTATGCATTCCCTTTGCGATTGGTATTTGTCCATCTAAATATTTCTAACGCCAACAGTGAGGATAATCCATGCAGTCGTAATATAGAAGACCACATTGTATAAAAATGAGACAACGCATATTCTCCGGTCAATAATTCTTTGGAGATGACAATTGCGTAGAATACTAATGTATGAATCATCCACACCATAACTGGCATGGCATAATACCATTTAGATTTATTATTTCTGATCCATAGAATTTGAACAATCAATATAGCTAGTGCCGCACAAAATGACAATATGCGTAGTATCATAAATGTCCCTTCATGCAGCACTAGCATAACGGCTCCTTGCCTATCTGACCAGGCGATCTTGGAAGGCTTTTGCCTTCGCAGCTTCCACCGAATAGGACTTGCCAACGATGGCAGTGCCTTTCAGGGCAAAGTGGGTCAATTTAGAAGATAGAAGTTGGATCACCAAACCAAATACCAGGGTGATAATCTGCGCTATTGTTCCGGCTGCCGGGTCGATGACCTGGATAACGTCTGTCTTACCCAGCAGGGTAAGGACAAACACGCCAATCATGACCAGCAAGTTTCCGCCAGTGACCCAATTCTGGGCTTGGCCATCCTTGATCCATTTCAAGGTCTTCCCGACATTCACCAAGGCAGAAATGACTGCGCCAACTCCGCCCAGGCCCAACACGATCTGAATCAACTGTGAAATATCCATCTTGTCTCCTTACGAATTTGACTATTCAACTGTCCTTATATTTACTTGGGAAGTTTTAGATACATCCCCGCAAAAATTATCATTATTTTCCTGTATACCTCCTCTCCGAGTATCAACCGCATGTCCTGAATGAGTGTAAATTCATTCTCATAGTCTGGAGTTTTGGCGTTTGATATCGTCCTATATCTCAGGTATATCATGATGGACTGGTAGATGACTGTGCTGATGCTTTTGGCGCAACATGTGGCCTGCTGTATCGTGTCAATGATAATCTTGGAAGGCTCCTCATTCTTCAGAGCACTGAAGGCTATCTCGGCAGATTCGTCCAGCACAGATGCAGGAAGTGATGGAAATCTCTTTCTCAAATATAGAATAAGCTCTGGCAACAGGTCTTGTAAATCCTCTGGTACCTCTGGCTTTGAGCCGTCTTCTATTTCGTTGGATTCATATTCATCCTCCTCTTGCGCCTCTAGGTTATTATCATCTATCAGTAATTCCTTGGGCTTGGATATGAACGATATGCAGGCATTATGTACCACTGTCGTAAAGTAATTATGCAACAATGATCCATTTCCTGAATTGAAATACTTACACGCATTTATCAGCTTCATAGTGGATTCTTGTATAAGGTCTTCCCTCAAGTCTGAGGGATAAGAAGACACTATGGCCTCTATCAGCGGAGTAGACAACTCCACGATTCTATCCAATACATCCTTAGAATGCGTGCGCTGCCATCTATTTACTAGCTGGGTGACTTTATCATTCTCGAATATCATATGATGGTGCCACTACCATCCAGCCGTATTTAGCAATGCAGATCGCATCCGCTATTCCGTTGCTGGGTATCCTTCCACGATCTGTTGCTGTGATTTTCATTCCTGGGTAGATTCTCTGGACGTATGCAATGGAGGCATCCTTGCTTTTATCTGTCCCAGCCAGTATCACTTTCTTCCACGCTTGTGGTGTGGGTACATAAACCGGCAATGATAATGCGGCGCAGATACCGTACATGGCACCAGTACCAAACCCAAATGAGAACATGGAGGTGACTCCCTGTCCCGGCATAGCTCCAACTTTCTCGATGACAACTATGCACTCGTAATCCTTCTTGAGAGCCTTCATCCAGCCAGCGACTTCAGGAAAGTTTATCTCATTGGCTGTAAGTGGCATAGCCAAAAATGTTACTGATCCTGAACCATCCATAGCTGCCAAGGCTCCCTTCTTCCCAGGGTCGATGCCTATGACGCACAACTTTTCTGGCCTTTTCAGGCCTGCTTTCAATCTATCTCTGATGGAATTCGGCAATTGGGTGGGCATATACAAATCCTCGCATTCTTTATCAAGTGTGGTGATGTAAGTTTAGAAGCCAATGATATAGCCTCTCCATCTAACAAGCTGATGAAGGCTTGTTTCAATAGGTATCGTTTGAATATCTTAGGATTCAATGGGTTGAATAACTCCAGAGCCTTGTATATTCCCCATCTAGCTCCCACCCTATCTTTGTACAAAGCCATTATGTACACGTTTTTGGTAATGCGATTGATTCCAAATCCGTTTATCTTACCTGCCAGGGTTGGGCTCATAGGAGGTACATTGGGGGCAATACCCAACGCTGCATTGGTAATCTTGGTCAATTCTCCGTATTCCTTGAACAATTTTGAGGCTGTCTTCTCCCCTATCCCTGGGACACCTGGAATATTGTCACTCGTGTCTCCTTGAATGGCCTTCCAGTGAACGTAATTGCTCAAGGTCACTCCATATTCGTCTTCCACCTCTTTGGCGGTATAGGTCTTCTCTTTGCCTGGGTTGTATACAACGGTATTGTCATTTATGCATTGATACAAATCCCGGTCACCAGTCACTATGACGTGGAATCCCTCTAGTATCCTAGAGGCATGATAGCATAGATCATCCGCCTCTGCTCCATGAACCATAATGGAAATGACTCCCATCAGAGGCAATGAGAAGTCTTGAAGCTCCTTTATTTGCCTCAAAAAGTCTGCGTAATCCATTTCATCATCGTGATGTCTGTTGGCCTTATACTCAGGCACAGCCTCTCTCCGAAATTCAGGCACCCCACCATCCCAGCACACAACTACTGAGGATGGTTTGAATTTCCTCATATAGCTCACCATAGTGCGCAGGAATCCGTATGTGACTGATACGTCTTTGCCTTTGTTGGATAGATGGAACACGTGACGGCACCTATGCGCCAAATTATTTCCATCTATGATAAGCACCACCGGGTCTGGATTACTCGATTGTTTCTTCATCGTTGACCTCTGCCTCGTGCTTATCTAACTCAAAAATCAAAGTCTTGATATCTTCGTAGAATTCAGAGTACACCTGCTCCCACTCATCCTTTGTGAATACAAGCTCCTCCTCCCCCAAATTCAGGCGGTATCTCCCACCAGATACTGTCATCAGATCGTTCTCTTTCAGGAATGAAAATGTGGTTTTGTAATCATCTATGCCGGTGCCGAAATAAATGTGAAGGCTCCCATATCTGTATGGCATAGCCGTCTTATTCTTGACGCATACTGCCTTGGTGAACATGCCCTTTACAGTAACCTTCTTTTTATTCTTGGGGGATGTAATCTTGATCTTTCCTGTCAAGTCCAGCTGAACCCTAACGGATGAATGGAAAGGAATTGCCTTGCCGCCAAATGTTGCCGTATTATCCCCAAACATTACGCCAATCTTCTCCCTAGTCTGATTCAGGAAAAGCATCGCCACACGCTCCTTGCTGATGACTCTGGTGAATTTCCTAAGTGACTGGGATATCAAATTGGCGTGCCTTCCCATAGTGGCTTTTCCATACGGGTTGTCCATCTCCTGCTCTACAGATGTCGATGCCACGCTATCCCATACCAGTAATACACGCGCATCGGGGGCAACCTTTTGCTTATTCTCCACAAGCTCTTCAAAGAATGAAAATACTTGCTCCACCGTGTCAGGACTGGAATATATGATATTATCTACATCTACTCCCAACACTCTCATCATATCCATGGACACGGCAGATTCCGTATCCACATATCCAATAATAGTCTCTTCCGATTTATCCGCCTGGGCTTGCGCTATAATCCCGGCAGCAATGAGGCTCTTCCCAGAGGAGGGGTCACCAAAGAATTCGGTCAATCTTCCCACAGGAAGTCCACCACCCATGACGTAATCCAAAACTAAGCAACCTGTAGATATGCGCTCCTCTACAATGCACGGGCTGTCCGGGTCTGATAACGCAAACACCTCGAAATCGCTTTTGCTCTTTTTCATTCCCGCCATGACCTTATGCGACAAATTCTTACTTGACATACTCTCCCTCACTTTCATTGATAATCTCTTTGCCTAGTTTCATGACTTCTTTCATCTCCTTATCTTCCAGGCTCTGAACGTCTGTCATGTACTCCTCTAGTAATTCCATAGGAGTCATTTGAGAATGATAATTACTTGATCTAGTCTCTACAATCCTATCTTCTGGTATAGCGGATATGACTATGTCTTGGACAAAGTATGCTCCAGAATCATCTAATGCTCTGAGTATCTCCGCTCTATCTACCAGCACGCGGTAATCATTTCTTATTTCCAGCATGACTCTAACCATAGCACCTTTTAGGTCTGTGCTGGCTATTTTTGACAATACCTTTTCTGTAATAGTCTTGGATGCCGTCTTCACTCGTATCGTTTTATAAGGTCTGGCATCTAACGCCACGAATTCATAGTGCGCTTTTCCAGGCTCTATTTCCGCATACACGAATCCCTTTGTTTCATTCTCCTCCCCAAAAGATACCCTATCTATGCTGCCGCTGTAAACTACTGGAGGATTATCATTCAGCACTTGGTATCCGTGAATATGGCCCAAAGCCACATAGTCCCAAACCGGGTCTGCTATAACGTCCAGAGGAGCCTCTACATTCTCTATCAAGGTATGATTGCGCTCATCTCCGTAATGGCAACCCTGGACAGCTAGATGCGCAACTAGCACAGAAGGCCACGAATCATCTATATGATCGCCTAGTCTTTTGAGTTTATGCTGATATATGGATTTTACCACATCCCAAGGCTTTGCATCTTTCTTCAGCTTCTTTCCTGCTAGGAGCCTTTTGCTGGGATATGGGGCAGTGGCAACTTGTACCTTTCCGCTCTTAGTTTGTACAATATGAACCTCGTAATTATTGCCCAGGATTACTCCAGGAATTTGAAGACTGTCGTATATTTCCAAAGAGGAGGACATTGGCGACATGTCGTGATTCCCCACCAATAATACTGTTGGAGCCTGCTTGGTCATTCTTTTTATACGTCTGGCAAACTCATTCACGTACACAGGATTGGGATTATATCTATGAAACGCATCCCCTGCGAATATTATCAAATCCACGTCTTCATCTTCAGCGAATTCTACAATAGAATCCATCATATCCAAAACATCCAACACTCTTCCCGGCATACCTGTCGCAAGGTCGATTGGCCTGGAATTAGCTGAAAAATCTACATGGCTGTCAGAAAAATGAATAATTTTCATGGTATTATGTAAGAAGGCTCCAGAGCCATTCTGGAAACTCTGGAGCCTTTGAGCGATGCGCGCAGGCTATCTCGTGCGCCTTCGTGCCATGCGCGCTTGGACTTTCTTGGCGGGTGGCTCATCCTCTTCCTCTTCCACCTCTTCTTCCTCTTCCTCTTCCACCTCTTCTTCCTCTTCCTCTTCCTCTTCCTCCTCCTCCTCCACTACCTTGGAAGGCTTGCGAGATGCGGCAGGTTTGGGTTGCGGTTTGCGGGCAGGAGGTTCAGCATCATCTTCCTCTTCATCCGCATCCAATTCCATCTCTTCGGACAGGCGATCATACGGCAGAATGTATACTGCGTGATTTCCAATCGTTGCCTTGTCTTCTTCCGGGTCGTCAGAAAGCATGACATATGACAAATCTCTTGCCTTGTCCAACCATTCTTGGGCTTGATCCGGGTCGTCAGAAAGGGGAGTGGATTGTCTGCGCGGATTGACAGAGTATTCCGTGTCAATGCCGGTGCCTTTACGGTCAATGGTAATGTCGATGCCTTCATCCGGGTCATAGATGTCGCCATAGTCCGAATCCGATACCAATCCAACGATGTCACCGAACACACTCACGCCAGGAGTGTACACGAATGGGCCTTGATCCGGCTCAACCTGCTCACGGGTCTTGGGGTCGATTCTGCCGCGCACCACGATGTTCATCCAGTACATCTTGCGCATTCGCAGTTCATCCGCCAGTTTCTGTGAGGCTTTGTCAGGACGTTTTTTCAATTCGTCCACCAGGTCGCACACAGGGCAATCGTACTCACCTTCAGAGGTGAATTTGGGACAATAGCAGTATTTCTTCCCATCCCCAGGGAAAGTGTGCCTGCCCACGGTCTGGAAGAATATATCACCCATATCGCCAATCCCAGGCAGAATACGAATGATAGATTTTCCCTCTTTCGGTGACCAGAATCCTGCGCCACCACCCCCACCGATGTCGGTGTTTTTGAGCTTATTCAAGACGGCTGCCAACCGCTCTTGTCTGCTCTGCTGTAGCTTACCTTGTTTTGCCATTTCCTGTCCTTTCTCTAGTAATTGAGTAATATTAGAAGCCACTGGCACGTGGACAATCTTTGGTAATAAGAGCGGGGAGGCATGGGGTGGATTGTCCGGCTGGGTATCTCTAGTCAAGAGGAGTCAGATCACCGGGTCAATCTCCTCCCCGCTCTATCTAATATAACTTGCCTCTATTCAGTTTTATACCGCCTAGATTGGATTACTGATTTGACTCCCTTCACTGCCGCATCTATGTCGGATTCTCTGCCATCTCGAATGTTCATGCCGGTCATAGAGGATTCATGTCTGACGTGGCTTCCCAGAGAAATGAGCATGTTAGATCGCTGTTCCATAGCCGACACGATAGCTTTCAATACTTTGAATTCGTATATGGCTGTGTTCTCTTCCTCCACTGCCTGCGTGTAATCCTCATCCATGATAATCTTGGCTTTGACCATAGGCTCAGTGAGCTTTTGATTATTGTTCTCCGCCTCTTTTCTGTACCAGGTATCTGATCTGGCATATTCCTGTTCTTTCTTGAATTCCGCCTTTCGCATACGATCTTCGGCTGCGGCTGCCAGGGTAGAAAAGTATGCGTATACAGCAGATTGTGATTGGAATTCCTTGGTGAGATTGTCCTCATCAATTCCAAAAACTTTCATGATGTCGAATGTCTTTACATCCTCTTCTGCATCAATCACCTTGATCTTGTTACCGTTTATTTGCGTCAATACTTCCCTATCCATGATAATCCTCCTAATTCATAGTCAAATTCTCGGATTGGACATAATACACGTCCATTACTTCCATTTCATCTATCCATTTCATAAATCTGGAAGGGTGGATATTCGGCAATTTATTATCACTCTCCAGACGTTTATGCAAAGACTTCATGCCATACCTGTTGAAATTGCTCCAACTGTAAATCATAGAGTACACATAAAAAGCATTCCAATTATATCCCATTTTTCTTCCTCGTGGGTTGATGCATGTACTCTTTATCGTACACATCCCCGTGGGCCTCCAGCCACTTCTTCAGCGACATCTCTGTGCCATAATTCGTCCCGACATCTATGTCTGCAACCAATGCGCATCTGAGCCATGAAAAATCTAATGCCGGATAGTACAATTTGGCATAGGCAGTTACGTTCTCCATAACATCCTTACACAAAAGAGCATAAGGCACTATCTCGTATCTGGGACAATCCCCAACTAAGGAGTCATGGACGGTATTGACAATCTTAGATGCCAGCTGCCTGTCTCGCAATTCCCTGTCTAGGCAATTTGCCGCAATAAGGAGCGTATCTGTGGCTGTGGATTGGATAGGCATATTTACTGCTATGCGCGCATCCTTGCTTCTGGCTTTATCATCTCGCCTATCGTTGATATACGGCAAGGATTCTCTTCTGCCAAACGCGGATTCTATGTATCCATTCTCCTCCGCAAATCTTCGTGTCCATCTTTGGTATTCCCTAACTTCTGGGAATGCCTCGAAATATCTGGCAATGGTTTCTTTGCCTTCATCCAGGTCAATCCCGTACAATCTGTTCAACGTCCATTCGTTGCCGCCATACAGTAAAGTCCAGTTTGTCCATTTGTAGCGGTATCTTACTTCAGCCTTATTGGACTTGAACCATGTAACCTCTTCAGGCTCTATCTCGGAAGGCTTTTTGCCTTCTATCGACATGATTGCTACCATGGAATGAACGTCTAATCCAGATGCTAAAATATCCAACATATTCAGACAATTGGAAATTGACGCAAATACTCTCAATTCCATACCAGAAAAGTCTGCCGATACAAGTGCTCCTTGATCGAATTCATCATTGTTCAGCAAGTATGGAGTGTCAACGTCTGGGCCATAGTCATCTATCCAATTTCTATGTACAAATATGTTCTTGATCGGCAGGCTCTCTAGTATCGTGCCAGGCTCCTTGATCGGAGTGGGTATGTTCTGAAGATTGATGGGCTTGCTTGATGACAATCTTCCGGTCAACGTACCATGCTGATTGAAATTGGTATGCACTCTTCCATCATCAGATAGCCAGTGGCCTTCATCTGCTGGAATAAGGTATGTGGACAATGCCTTCGTATACAACTTGTACGATCTAATCTTGAACAATATGGGGTGCTTGCCTTCTAACGGTCTGTATAGCGCAGCAGAAGTTGATGGCAATCCCTTTTTGGTTGTCCCCAGTACTGGAATCTTGTACATGTTGAAATACAATTCCCGTAGTTGAGCGGATGATCCTGGATTGAATATCCACTCTTTCAGCTTTCTCCTCTTTATAGGTCTTTTGGTCTTCCTGGGAGATGCCTCCAGAATGGCAATCCTCTTGTCTTCCTCAGCCTCTATTTCTTGATTCTTCCTCTTGGTGAATTTCTTCACCTTGGAATCCTCGTATATAATTTGCAAAGCCTCTTGCTGTAAGATATGATATATGTGGCGGTATCTGTGAGCGATGTAACGATCTAAGGTCAGGCCTTCAGATTGTAAACGCTTCAACGTGTTAGTGGTAGGAATGGTAATATTGTAATAATGCGTTATTTGCGCTTCTGATAAGTCTTCATACAGAATAGGCTCCAGAAGTATTACAGCCTTGACGTCATTGTATAAATAGGGGATAAGGATATTTGCTGGTATATTGGCATAACTTCCTCCCCTCTCAGGGTCTGCTTCTTTATGGTGCCGTTTGTATTCCTCTAGCTCATCGTTGTATTTATACATTCCCAAATTTATACTCGATAATCGCTTGAGGCCATGTATACCTTGCCTGGAATCTATTAGGTGACTCATCAGCATAGTATCCCCACCAGCATCTACATCTAATTTCCATACACCATTTACCCAACATAGATCGAATTTTACATTATGCCCAACTATTCTTCCAGAATAGGCTTTCAATATTTCTTTGAATGCCTTTATCATATACGGTTTATCGGATTCTTCCCACTCCGATTCCTTATGATCCAGCAATACTGTGTATACTTTTCCGTTATTACATGACAATCCCACTGCAACGATCTTGGAGTGTAAAGAAAATGCGTCCAACCCAGAAGTCTCTAAGTCAAAGTATAAAGATGCGTTTTTGTTTTTGGAGAATGATAATAAATCCATCCTCATGTCTTCTAACATGTCCCATGTGCACACATGAATGTGTTCGTGCTGCTCTTGTTCCGGCTCTATCCCCTCTCTATATTCCATGGCTTTCATAAATGCCTCTAGCCAGGAATTCAATACACCTCTGTTCCTCAGTATGTATGCTGGATGGAATAGCGGTATAAAGGTCTGCTCACCAAGCTCTCCGTATGGCTTGTTGACAATTGATCCATTCCAATCTGATATGCCTGTTTCCCCCAGTGCTCCCATCAGCGGAGAATTACCCATCAGCCATATTTGAGACGGCTGATGAGCTTTTATGTCTTCTTCTAGGAATTCTTGGCAGGCAAGTATGTACTTTTTGTCTATCTTATTGTCTGGAGGTCTGCATCTGACGATGTTGGTATATACCGCATCTGTATCCGGGTCTATACCAACACCATCCAATGCTTGTCTGAGTAACTGACCTGCTGGGCCAACAAACGGCTTTCCTTGCCGGTCTTCCTCTTCTCCTGGTGCCTCTCCAACTATAAGCAAATATGGTACGCTCTTTTCCTCCTTGTGCGCCTCCATAAATGGCTTGCGACAATTTGAAAACAGCCCACATTTTATGCATGTTGGATGGGATTTACCTGGTTTATTCGGCATTATCATTATCTTCGGCATCTTCCAAGGAGGTCAGGATGAATTCTGGATTGAATACCTTGGGAAGTGGAAGTTGGACTGGCGTGACGGATTCCGCCATGACAATCCTGCTCCGGTACAAACTCTCTTCATACTTCATGCGGAGCAACAGCAGAAGAGCATACCCAAAGATGTCCTTGATGGTATCCTTGATCCCCTCTTCCGGCACCAGGGAGGTCTGACCGCTGGAAAGGGTCTGTACTCGCAAGAGTTTGTCATTGAGCCGAATCAGAGGAGTAAACACGCCGAATCTCTGCCAGGCATCTCCATAATCCGCATTCTTGCGAATAACCAAATCAATCACCTCTTCAGCGATTTTCATCAAGGCATCTTTGGTAACAATTACTTTATCTGGTTGGCTCATAATACGGGTGTCCTTTCGACTTTCAAGATTTTTGGTTGTTTCTTTCGTATGATCTCATACAGCATATAGTGCCTGGGCTGTATTCCGCCTCTAGCCTGGACTTGTATGTCGGCTCTTACATGCATACCGTTCAAGTCTTCCATCCTACCCACCAATGTACGCGGTGGGTATCCATGCTTTTCCGTGAATCGCTTGATGGCCTTAGTTGCTGCCGTGTCTGGATCATCTCTATCCATGTACCATAACATTCCTAGCATTCATCACCTCCTGCGTTATCGCTTCTCTATTTTATATAACTTGCGACAATACGCTATTTTCTGAGATGGGGAGGTGTAAATTTTTGTCTGGGTCTTCCCTGTCCCAATGTAGCTCTCTGATATTTGTCCCACTCGCACAAGCTGTGCTCTATTTCTCGCATCTCTAGCGGAATCATCCATTCAGCCAAATACTTGGGGGAAATATCCAAGAGGTGCTTCATAGTGACAATAGCCTGAGCCGTGTTTGGGTAGGCAGAACGATCTTTCACTGAATTTCCGGTCATGCGCACGATGCCTCGTTGTGCTCCTGGGCCTGGATTGGCCCATGACAATATGTCATCGGCTCCTTCTAGGTATCGTGTCCAGCGCAGGTCTGATACTATCTCGTAACAAATAAATGCCCCAAATCCAGGTATCTTTCCAGCAAGAAGGCGATTGAATGCCGCCTCCAGATTGTCACCAGGCTGAGGCTCCAAGGCTCTTCGATTCTCCCAAAGGAATCCGAATGAGTGCCTGAATATTTGGTACACTTTGCTGGGATGAATGGAGCCGTCTTTGGGGTCTTTGATATCCCCGCACAACATATGCGCTCCTGTAAATACCTGGTTGCCGGCTTTTTGATATCTGAGCATATAATCGGCATACCATGTGCTTATGTAATGATCTATATATCCCAAATATTGCTGGGTAGAAATGAGGTTATATCTGCGGTATGTAGCAATATTGAAAAATAGCTCTTCGTGATCGGCATACGGCTCCCTGATGGCCTCTCTACAGTGGACTGTTCCGGCATCCAATTCTCGATACACGTTTGTAAATTTATATTCACCCAGCACAGGGTCTGCTGTCCAGGGCCACAAATCCCCTCTCTTGCGTCTGAGGTATATGGCATGCCTTTCGTTCATCCATCCAAAGAAATTGCGTATGAGGTCTTTTTTTAGCACTATTTGAGTGGCCATGATAATCCTTGTCCTTTTATGGGAATGCCCCCAGCCTTTTCAGGCCAGGGGCACAATCCACCCGTCACGGGAGGTCGTGACAGCTTATCCACGCAGCGCGGCACGGGCCTTCTGGCTGCGGTATTCCGGCTTGAATTTCTCGATACCCATGGCCTCACGGTATGCCTGGGTCATGCGGATCATCTTCACCCGCTCATCCAGCTTGGGGTCATTCTCGCCTTCGTAGTGAACACCGATCTTCTTGGCCTTGGCCATTTTCTCGGCAGCGGTGAGGGTGCCCCACTCTTCTTCCCAAGTCAGATACTCAGGGGTGCAGACTTCCTGCTGGAAGGCTTTGCCGGAGAGTTTGCCAGCACCAGATGCCGCAGACACAGCCTTCCCAGGGGCCAAAGACCATTTGTCATCCGACACACGGGTCAGGGAGACAGTCTTGCCCACTTCCAGTTCAGACATGACGGCCACCAGCAAGTCACCGACTGTCTGCTGGGCAACGGTCTTCACTTTGAAGGTCTTGGGTGCCTGCGCTTCAGTCTCTTCTTCAGCCTCTTCCTCGATGGCAGCAGGAGTCTTGACCTGCTTCACGGGCGCAGCAGCTTTCTTGGCGGGGGCAGGCGGAGGAGTCACCTTTTTGGAGGCAGGAGGGGGCACAACGGTCTTCTTGGCGGGGGCAACGGTCTTCTTGGTGACAGGGGCATCGTCTTCTTCCTCTTCATCCTCGTCATCAAATTCTTCGTCATCCTCGTCATATTCCTCGTCATCCTCTTCTTCCTCGATGACGGGTTGCTTGGCCTTGACCACAACCTTCTTGGCTGGGGCAGCGGGTGCAACTTTCTTGGCAGCCTTGGGGGTCACTTCTTCCTCTTCGGCATCCAGGACATCTTCCAAATCCATATCTTCATCAGTCTTGCGCGTAACTTTGCGACGTTCCATGACAATCCTTATCCTTTCTTCTGTTTGAGTTTACTCGTGGCGATCTTGCAAAAAGGCTCTTCTATACAAGACACGCACGCATCGTCAGTCCCATCGTGGGATACTCCAAAACAAGGAGGTCTTTCATTCAGCCTCTTCTCCTTGCAGGAGGTCAACACCTTACATACTTTACAAGCTGGGTCTGCGTCATCAGCAAAACCGTAGCACGCTGGCAGCTTTTCCTCTTCGGATACTTTCTGCTCTTCTGCAGGAGGTTTTGATGCTCCAGATTCCGGCTCTTCCTCGTTGGCGATGATATTTCCATCCTCATCGCATATCTCTGCGGCAACTAGGAATTCTGCGAATATTTGCGACACATCGGAGAATTCCGGCACCCCATGACTTTCCAAATCCTCGTGGATAGCTCTCAGAATAAACTTTGCTGTACTGCTTTCGGATACTTCCAGCCCAAGCTCATTCGCAATGTCCACAAGCTCATACTTCATGAAGTCTTTCAATAGCTGCCTCTCCAACTCACTTTGAAATGCCATAACAAACCTCCCCATACACCTTCTTTATTTCCCTGAATGCCTTCTCCACCTCCTTTATTTCCATTCCCAGTGCTCTGGCTACCATGGCAGGTTTGATTCTCACATTAGGCTTCTCAAAAGTCTCATACGCTCTGGTGGTAACAATCAGCAATTCTCTGGTCACTCTTGGGTCTTCTTCCATTACAACTGCGTCAAAGACCTTCTTGGCGGATTCTCCCAGGCGCATCCTGGTCGCTGCAACTCTTTCTTTCGATTCCAGAATATGTGCTGGATTACCAACTTTGTCTTCTGCAGATTCAGCATCTGGAGAGTCTGTGGATAGAATTCCCACTGCCGCCTTTCGGTGCGTGCCGTAGTATCTATGCCGCAATTCTCCGATTCTGTTGAGAATCATGGTTTTGATAATCTTGGACAGCTGAGAGAAGGGGAGGTGACCATATTGATTGAAGCCTTTCACCATCTCCTCATTCAACTCCCCAACCAATTCTTCCGGCTCTGTGAGGACATCTGAGGCCATGCTACCTATGTGGAGAGAAATGTACCATATGTAGTTTGTAAAGTGGTCGTAAACGTCTTCAGCGGTGTATCCCATCTCTGGCACGTTTACTCCTTCTGTATAATATAACTTGCTTTCGTTCATTTTTAGCATGTCAATCTCCAAATTCCCTGACTAATTTGAGAAGAGGAGCCAACTGTTCCATGACAATCGGCTCCTTCCGGTATGCTACGCCACGATGTGGAGTTCACTCTGGGCACGAGTATATGCCACATACTTGATGTTGCGCTCTTGAATCTTCTCCCAGTCTTTCTTGGCCATGGGATGCGGCATGAGCTCAGGATGAAGAACAAATACCCGCTTTGCCTCCAGACCTTTGCTGCGATGAACGCTGCTGAATACCACGCCAGTATTCTCGTCAGAGAAGATCATGGCAATCTTGTCCTCTAGGCACGCGGTATTGTCGCATCCATCGGACAGAGCCAGAATGGTATCGCACTTGTCTTGTATGGCCTGGGCTTGCGCATTCTTTTCCTGAGCCATCAATTTGCTTACTTCCTTGTCTGAATAGGCTTTCAGGGCAAGCAAGAATTCCGGCATGCTATCAGTCTGGAGTTTGCGAATGAGGGTGACCAGACCTTTGCCTATGTCTCTGCCACGGATGACGGCTTTGATGCCTCTGCGAATAAGGTCAAACGCTGGCTTTACCAGAGGGGCATTGGTGCGGCACAAAACCATATCGCCAGGCTGATACATACCGCTGGCTTTCTCCTCAGATACCGTGTCCACAATCCCCTCTTCTGCGGTATCCAGCACCTCGAAATCAATCTCAGGGAAATTGCTATTCACTAGCCGTCCAACCGCCTTACAGCACCGATAGGACAAAGACAGTGGCAGAGTCTCGCACTTCATCTCGGAGATGATGTTGGAAACTGCGTTGGCGTCTGCCCCACGAAATCCGTAAAGGCTCTGGAATTCGTCACCGATTGCCATGAAAAAGCCTTCCGGCTTGACCATCTTTTTCGCCAATTCGATCTGGCTGCGATTGGTGTCTTGCGCCTCATCGA